ATGAAAAAGGCACTTGTCAGAGTCATCACATGGGGGCTCGCTGCACTCATAATGCTCGCACTCATCAACATCAGTTGGTGGTGGCTTCTCGCCGCGCCACTATTGATTGTCATTGCAATCGCGGTCATGTCTTTCGGCGAGGTCGCAGTTGACGCACCAATGGTGTTTCGTCAGGTTGCCAAGAACCGCAGCGCGCACTACGAAGCTCTCGCTGATGCTCAGAATGAGCAGTACATGTCAGGCGATGAGCGTGGCATCTATGGCGACTTTCCGCCCGCGAAACTCAACTGAAAGACGACATGAAACCCACTGGTGCGACACTCCTAGGAATTGGAATCGTCCTACTCATCTTCGGCGGATACGGAGCATGGCCGTACATCGCGATCATCGCCGGCATCTACATTCTCTATCGCGCTAACACTGTAGAGAGTCGTGCTGCCCATAGGCAGCGCCGTGCAGATCGCCGAAGTGCACGTGCCCAAGCTGGCACGACTTCGCCGTGGGAGAACTTGTTCGGCTAGTTCCAGCGGTCGGTTTTTGGATCCGCACCCAGACATTCAGGTGCCCGGTTTGTCTCGCCACATGAAGGTAAAGTAGGGTTAATGTGCACGTCGACACTAACCCCGTGGGCGTGCACGGGCCGCCCAACAAGTCCCCCCGACGAGCTGGGCGGCCCACCCCCCTTTCTTCGAGCTTCGGGCGCATAGCCACCGAAGCAACTACTGAACTTTGCCACGTGAGCCTTCTCTGTTCGAGAGTTGTCGGTGCCATCCCCTACTGTGCATCGCGTGGGGTCGGGAGGGTAAGGGAAGACCAGCTCGGCCCCACACAAACGACAAAAAAGCCCCCACCTTTCAAGGCGGGGGCTCAGTCATTTCAGGATCGCTTGGTGCGCTCCTCATTCCATTTGTCGATCGTTTCTTTCGTCCAACCGCGAACGTCACCTGTCATGGCATCGGGTTCGGGAAGCTTGTAGCGGCCGAGACTGGTGGGTTTGACGCCGATTCGTTCGGCGACTTCCGTGCGGGACAGGAAGCGGATCATGTCGTGCTCCGTTCGAGTTCATGCCGAGGGCATCGTGACGATGCAACTCTACTGACCAACCGGAGAAGGCCCCCGAAGGGGCCTCCTGGTCAGATACTCGACACTGTCGCGATTGCGATTCGGCTCCCGATCATGTTCGGGTGGTCGGCGGCAAGATCTCGAAGGATTTGGGTGGCGACCTCGCGGGCGTGGCCTGCGCTGGTTCCCATGACGATCATGTCGGATCCGGTGGTGTCGGTGGTTCGGTAGGCGTTCATGTTGTTCTCCCTCGTTGGCGTTGACACAACCATAGCATCGTCGCGATGCTACATCAATTCCCAAATAGGCTGATGCCAAATCTAATTGCCACTTGAGTAAACATCGTCGCGATGCTATGATTAAGGTACAACAAAAGAGAGGAGGTGAGCGGATGGCTGAAAGCCGAATCGCCCTGATCGTCGCAATTGCAACACTGATTGTGAACATCTGGATGGCAATCCAGAATCGGGAGCCGAGGAAGCAAGGCAAACACCGGAAGCGGAAACGCTGACCTGAGACGGGATCGGAGAGCTGGTGACTCCCCGATCCCCCTCAAGGGTCCATCATAGAAGGCAACACAGCAAGGAGGCCATGATGCTCAAACGCAATTACGACATCCTGGGAACAATCAGCACAGGTGCGGTCCTGGTGATCCTGTCAGCCCCCTGGCCGCTTTGGATCGTCTGGGGTGGCATCGTCGCCTACCAGGTGCAGAACCGCTTGAGGTTCCGACCGGCGTGAAACTGACTCGGAAACGAGAAATGACGCCCCACCCTCGCAATGAGGATGGGGCGTCAGTCGTTGATCAGTGAACATCAGGCCCGCTTGCCTCGCGCCACTGCCCGATCTCGAAGTTTCCGCGCCTTCTTTTTGCCGCCGTTGTTGACGTTCGAAGAACCTTCAGGCAAGTGTGCACGAAAGTCAATCGACACATGCCAATCAGATAACTCACCCTCCCCGCCATCATCCACCCACGGAAGCGCAATCTCTGTGCACTCCGCAGCCTCAACAGCCCACACCCCTGCAACACCACTCAACTTGCACTCGTCAACGAATCCTTGTGCACCATTGGGACGGTCACCGTGTTCAGTCGACAGCAAGCCGCCGTCCTTGGCGCGGGGCTTAAAGGCCGAGCTGTCAATTTCGGTGCGAGGCTCAAAGGCTGTCGGGCTCACCTTGCCGTCGAACACACTAACTTCCTCATCGAAGACGCAGCGAAGGAAAAGAGTCCGGTCATTGATTGGGAGATCAGTGGCCAACCCCGTGTGCCCCCTTCACGAGAAAGTCCTTCAATTGCCAGGGACGCGGCCTCTCAACAATCAGCTCACTGTCATCGGAATCGTCGGGCGCATACACGTTCAGTATCAGGTTGCAGTCGCGTGTAATCTCCGCAGAGAACTCCATCCGTCCGCGCTTCCACTCCATGTGAAGGCCGCCGTCTGCGGTAGGTGCAGGCTCGACATCCATCAACATCGATGGCGCGATCTCCCGGTAGCATCTGACATAGAAATCGCGAGCAGATGAACTTGGGGCGTACGAGCCTGGACCTCTCCAACCATCCTGCAATGCCCAGATCCGCTGCATTTTCCTGTTCAGAATTTGGCGGGTACTCATCTCACTGATGCCCCCTCTGACGAGATATGGCGCAACTACCTGGCGAACTGGATCGGAGATCGGACGAACCGCGTAGAGCCTCCGTGTCTGAGTGCGGGGGCGCACCAAGGTTCCGCCCCTACCTCCGCCGTAGACGACCGCGGCGGTCATTGCTCAGACTCTGCAGACTGAGACTTCTCAACTGTGTACCGTTGCAGTGCCAAAGCGAGTTGAATTGCATTGTCGTGAGTCATAAACAAGACAGCACGCGGCGTAGCTTCGATGTTCGTTAGCGGCAACTCGTCAGGCATCTGAACGGGTGGGGAGACATGGCCAAACGCCAAATAGACACCCTGGCCATCATCCGTGAAGACGAAGTGATTCACGAGTTGCGTTGCCTCAAAAGTGTCGCTAGGCCAGGTGACCCCAACCTCAATTTCGCCCTGGTTCCGCTCAGTCACGCCGCACCTTCCGAAAGACCTCTGTTTGAACTTATTCTCCATCATCCACTACAACCAAGAATATGCTGAACGAAACCATCGAACTGCCAGGTTCGACTACAAATTGCTGGTCGGACTGTATGAAGTCAGCGCTATACCGCATCCAGTAGGAGATCCTGCTGTGTCACGAACCCGTCAACGTCATGGTCGTGTCGGTGGTCCAGGTGCGACTGGGCGCTGAGCCAGCATCCGTTCCAGACACCTTCAGGCCAATACGCGTTCCGGCCACCACACTCAGTTCAGGAGTAGAGAAAGCGCGGCTGTACGTACCGAAGCCAGCGCTGTCCACCCACACGTCCACGTCATTGATCGTCAACGTGGAAGTCATCGTGCCGTAGAACCCGCTACGTGCCACATTCATCAGAAGGGTTCCCGTTCCACTCTCCGTGAAAGTGAAGCCGGTAGGCGTCGAATGAGGCGTTCCGCTGGCCTGGAACTTATCCAGTGCAACAGTGACATTCGCAGTAGTGAGAACGTTTTCTGTCAGTCGATTCGTGAACGTGCCTGCCAGGCCGTTCGTGGCGACCATGGGCGTAATAGTCACAGGGAACAATTGGACGTAACCGCTTCCGCCGCTGACTGTGCGCCCTGAAACCATCTCGACAGGCTGGTCTTCTTTCTTCCAAGCGCTAATCCACACACGCCCTGACCCTGTGTCGTAGTTCTGGGCATCCGAACCGGCACTGTCCAATGCTGGCGTCATCGTCGTCCACGCGCCACCCGAAGCGGTTTGCCCAGTGGCACACATCAGCGTGAAACTTCCAGGCATGGTAGACACCGTGTTCTGAAATACCTTGGAGGTGACCGCATTTGTGGAAACGATCGGTGCCCAACTGGACGAGACCAAGCCAGCGTTTCCGAAGAAATCCAGCCGTACTACCCAGCCGCCAGACGTGTTCATGTTCGGAACAGTCGCGGAAATCGTCGTCTCATCCCCCACTAGCCGCTTCCACCACATCGCAGCTTGGTTGGAGTTTCCCTGACCGCCAGCATTCAACTGGGTCCACCCTGAGGTGTTCAGGACAATGTTTCCACTGTTTTGGCGTGAAACGATAGTCAGGATGGCCACCTGACCAGTTCTTGCACTTGCAGAAGGAACCGACGCGGTAATCGTGACTGCTGTAGTTCCCTGGGTTACGAACGTGCCATCATGGACGACTGGTCCGCCAACGGACGGAGGCCGTAAGAAGATCATGCTGGGACGCCCGCCTTCCCCGTCAGACTGACCGTCAAGCCCCTACCAGGCGCAGTGCCAACACCCGTGATCTGAACCGTCAACACATCCCCCACGGCAAAACCCCACGAGCCAGTTACAGTCCGGCCGGCGATCGCGCCAGCCTGCGCCGCAGCGGAACACGTCAAAGTCATCCCGGACATGGTGCCGCCATTCTTCAAAATCTGAACCGACGTGTTACCAGAAGCGTCCGCAGTCTCGAACGTAAGAACCATCTTTGAGAACGTCACAGCATCAGCCATCGGGCCAGAGCCAGTGACCAACTCAGTCATGCCCACCTTCCGGGTGCCCAACGTAGCCGCCATAGTCAGCGGGTAAGGAACTTGAAGACCAGACTTCGCCGCGGCCAATGCGCGAGCATTCGTGAAATACAGATTCACCTGCCCCTCAGGGACAGCGTCTGTGGATCCAGGCGACGGACTCACTTCGATATAGACTGATCCGCCCCAGCGGTACACCTGGTTCGTGTCCTCGGCGGTGTAGATCTTGCCCTTCTCGCCAGGGTTCGGGAACGCCGCCAGGCTCGGATATTCGAGAACATCGTCGACATACGAGGGCAATTGGGGAGACATGATCTTCCCGTCCTCGCCCAAGACGAGAATTCCCAGTGGCTCGTTGGCACTGTCCACCATGTAGGCCAGATTCGCAGCCGTCTGCGTGGCAGTGGCCGTGGTGTTGGCTAGCTCGGTCTCCAGGGGCCCGATCTTGCCGTCCGTGTAAATCTGCCCAGACTGCTCGATCGAGGTCAGAGCCTCCGACTGCGGCACAGACAAGGGCTTGTCCTGGTCTCGGGTGTTGTCCACGTGGTCGATGCCAAGCTGCGCCTTCGTGACAACGCCGTCGAACCCGGCGACAGTGGTCACTCCACCAGGATCGCCTTTGTCGCCCTTCGGGCCAGGAACCGTGGAAGCCTCACCCTGAAGTCCACGCTCCCCCTGATCTCCCTTGTCACCCTTAGGGCCAGGGACGACGGAATCAGCTCCTGTATCACCCTTGTCACCCTTAGGGCCGATATCACCACGATCACCCTTCGGCCCCGGAACAGTCGAATCTGCACCGGTATCGCCCTTTGGTCCACGTTCGCCCTGTACACCCTGAATGCCCTGCGGACCAGGCACTGTGGAGTCAGCGCCAGTATCACCCTTCGGGCCGGTATCACCCTTATCGCCCTTGTCTCCCTTGTTACCGGGGCGTCCAGGGGAAGGAACCAGCAGCCCACCACCGCCAGCAGCTTCCTCCCCCAACACAATCCGGTCACCATCACTGCCAACCAAAATCATGCGTTCACCTTCTTTACAGCACCAGTCTGCAACTCGGTCTCAGTCGTCGGACTCGCAGACGCGTCTTTCAACATCAACCAATACTTCGTACCAGCCGCAACCGTCGCGACAACATCGGATTCGATCTTGATCGACGCTGTATCGCCAGTAATTGCGAAGTCCCACTTCAACTGCGTGTCCTCAGGATCACCCAGCAGAATGTACATTTGAGTGCCGGTTGGGAACTCGGTACCGTCCTCGAACGCATACCAGTACACAAAATCTCCCACCGTAGGCAGATTCAATGCGCCCTTCGGTGTTGGTCTGCGAATGTCAGCCATCCGTCACCTCGTTCAGGTAATCGCGGACACGCACCGCGTCCACAGGTTCAACATTCGAATTCGGCGTCTTACCCTCTACACCAAGGGCTTCCAGCGCCTCAATGACGCGAGCCGAAGGGACATCCAACTTGTAAGCCACCTCGTAAACACGCATGGAGCGTTCAAACTGGTCCGGTTCCGCAACTGCCGAGGGTTCTTCGGGATAAACAATCTCGTAGCCGCCCGCCAACATCAGCGCCAACGCGGCAGCATCATTCAGATCCGCTTCGTGATGCAACATGCACGACCCCGGCATGCGATCCATGTTCCGTGCCCGACCAGACGAAGTGGAAGGAACCACAACGACTTCCGGCAACTGCATCCCGAAAGACGGCTGCGCCCAAACAATCACATGATAAGCCTGAAACAACGGTTCCGAAAGTCGGTAGCAATTCGCCGGCCCCGCATACCCCTTAACGTCCTCAATGATCAATGTTGCAGTCTTCACGGTTCGTCCTCCCCCAACATGTATTCAACAATCGTCACACAACCATCAGCACCGGAACCGAAACCGCAACCACCGCCACCACCGGGAAACCCGCCAGTCTGCCCAGGATTACCGCCGCCACCCGATTGGCTTGTCTCCCACAGGAAGGATGGTGATTCCCCAGGGCCGGTGAAAGGTCCAGACGAACCGCCATGCTTCCCCAGGCCCGCGCCACCGCCCCCACCGGCAAGTAAACGAATGGGCGTTGAAGTGACCGACACTCCGTCAACGCCACTCAGCCCGCCAGCGCCACCGCGCATAGTCGCCAGTCCCCCGGCCCCGCCATTGTCAGCGCCGGACCCGCCATTGGCGATAACGTCCCAGAACGAAGAACTTCCGCCGTCCTGGCCATTCTTGCCGCCCGCTCCGACCACAATTTCCACAACCTCGGGAACATTCCGCGAATACACCATGAAGCGATCCACCGCCGCGCCGCCGCCACCGCCAGCCGCCTGATTGCCGCCACCACCAGCTCCCCGCAGGATCAGGTCGAACTGGTAACAGCCATTGGGCGGAGACCATGCGAAAGTCCCCGGTGTACGGAACACTTCCATCCTTGTGTACCTCATGAGAAACGCTCGATGATGTGGACGATGCCAGCGCCACCATTGCCGCCACGCCCCCAGTTGCTTGGGCCGCTACCGCTTCCGCCGCCGCCGCCCCCACCGCCTGGGAATGCCCCAGCGCCCGCAGTAGACCCAGCATTCCGTGAACCGCCAGCCCCACCGCCGCCGCCAGTCGGCACTAGCTCGGACGGGGTCTTTCCTGGTGAGTTCGCCGTCGTGCCGCCAGGGGAAATTCCGCCTTGGCCACCCATGCCCTGGGTTGAAGGGTAAGACGAGGAAGTAGTGAATCCGCGCCCGCCTCCACCGCCACCGCCGTGCAAGTCATATGGGGACACAGACGAACCCGCGTTGGCTGGCGCTCCTGCGGCCAACGTGACCAGGCTTCCGAAACCGCCAGGAATCATCCCAGTTCCACCAGGAACCGTTGACCAGTTGCTTTGATAGGCGAAGTCCGCAGTAGGCCCACCTACGCCGCCGCCAGCCTCAAGGTCAAGGACCCATGAACTCCCGCCAGGCTTGCCGTTACTGTCAGTAGCGGTAGCGCCGTCACCTGGATAGCCAACCTTGATTGAAATTATCTTGGCTGTGCCATCCGCATGAAAAAGCATGCTGCCAGGAATGGTGAAGTGGTTTTCCCCTCCTCCACTTCCGCCGCCGCCCCCTAGCTGTCCGCCTGGGGCGAGGTCCCATCGCCCGCTGGCACCTCCACCGCCAGCGCCCACCATGATCACATCCCACGAAATGGTTCCCGGTGACGCCGTAATGTCCGCGTTACCAGTGAAAGTGCGGGTCTTACCAAAGATGGTGAGCTGCGCAAGTTCCTCTCGGATCTCCTCGATCGTTTTCGAGTGATCGGTGATCAACTTGAGTTGCTCTTCGAGGGACTTGCCGTCATGTTTGAACGCATTCTGAGTGCGCTGCCAAGGGATCGTAGTCTGTCCCTTGACCAACGCCATAACGCCGTCTTCAGTTTTCGGAACATCCTGCGAATACCGGCCACCCTTAACAAGCGAACCCGCGGGTGGTGGCGCACCAGGCGTAGTCACAACCCATCACCCCCAAGACCACTCACCCGAGTCCGCAACACCGCATTCTCGGCTTCCAACTCAGCCAACCGCTCACGGGCAGAACGCTCCGCATGCAACTCCGCACGCAACGACACAATCTCCCGCAACGCCTCATCCAGCTGCCCAGCCAAACCGCGCACCTGCACCGAAAGGGTATCCACCCGAGCATCATTCAGAATCCGTGCAGCGGCCTCGATCCGCGCCTGACGTTCAATCCTTCGCTCCTCCATGCTGGACAACCACACAGCAATCGGAGCCGCGATCTCCTTGAACCTAGCCATGATGACCGCGACAGTGGCGAACACTGCCGCGATTACACCCGCCCAGATCACCAAAGGATGCATCTCGGGCGGATTCACTCACACCGCCCGATGCTTCGCCGTGATCGGTACCGGCTCAGCCGCGAGCCACGGCGCAAACCGATCGATGAACGCATTCACCTGAGGCAACGCCATCACCTTCGCAACAGCCGTGGTGACAGCAATGATCTGCCCACCCACCACAGTCAACGAAAGGCCCGACGTGACAAGAACGACCGGGATCAGTGTCAACAGCGCAACGCCGACCTGAAACCCAGTCCTCACCGTCGCCCGCCACGGATATGCAACCTGCGTGACCTCGCTCATCCGGCACGCCCCTTGGCCGTATCCGAACAACCAGGCACGCCGGACTTCTCACCGACAGCCGCCATCAAGTCATACACAGTTCGATTACCGCCCTGCAGGAACCCCGGATAACCCTCATGATCATTACGCGCACCAGTCAACTGCTGACGCACATCCTTGATGTCACTCAGCCCAGGCCCCACATACACCGCCAAACATTCGAAAATGATTTCCTTCAAACGGTCTTCAGAAATCGCCATCTCATTCTCCTCCCCCGAATCGCCACCACCAGTAGCGAACAACAACGGCCACGTCTTCGCGCCGACCAACCCATCGACCAGCGAGAACCCCTGTGCGCGCTGAAAATCCATCGCAGCCTTATTCGTTGCGGCGTCATAGATTCGCGTCACCGGAACCTTCAACCGCTCCTGAACGCGAGCCAACCCGTCAATCCACGCCTTCGGCTCCCCCGCACGGCCACTGATCGACTGTTCAGGCCCCGAGTACCAGCCGTAGTAGTAGCCGTCAGGCAGCGGGAACGCGTTCGGATCCAGTTGCCCCACGATCGGGCCCGGCAGATACCAGAAATCGTGAAAGATACGGTCGTTCCATGCCCGAGCCCAATACGTAGTACCGCCACGCACCACAGACCCGAAGATCACTCCGCCAGGGTTACCGCGAGACTCCGCATTCACACCATCGATCGTGCAAGCAACGTGCGAATCCATGCCGCCGCCGCCATGCATAAGCCCCAACTTCACCACCGCATCAGCCGGCACAGCCGCAGCAGACGATGCATGAACAAGGCCGAACTGATTCACACCGGCCCGGCCGTATTCCCACGAACCCACCCGCAGCGCCTCAGTCGAGCCATACCGCGTGTTCATTGGTCGGCCCAAACAACCAGCCACCGCCGCATATGCCAACCCCGAACAGTCCGTAGACGCACCCAGATTGGTATCCGAGAACTGCCCGCCGTACCCGTATCCGAGGCCATTGCGGGCCCTCAAATAGTTTTTCGTTGCTTCTACCCGATCCCGAGTAACAGCCATCACAAACCTCTATTCTGCGGCGCATTCAAGATCCCCTGCCGAGGCTTCTTCGACGCCATCTCCGCAGCCATCACACGCCGCTTCTCAACTACCGGAATCGGAGCCAACAAATAGCCATTCACCGCCGACACCGTGTGCTCCGACGGATCGAACAACGGACCCGAAATCACTTCGGCACCATCAACGCTCGGAGCAGCCGCAGGCAGTCGACCCAGCTTCCGGTACTCCTCCAACTGCGCCTCCTGCCCCTCGACAGTCAACGTCGCCGGATCCTGAATCACCTCAGGAGCAGGATCCGGCTCATCCACACCCACCAACGCAACAGCACCATTCAACGAATTACGCTGACCCCGCATCGGAGGCACAATCCGCTTCGTCGCCAAATCCGGATGATGACGGAAACCAAGATCCCACAACATCTCCGACCACTCCGGCCGAACCTGGGGCTGCACCAACAACGGCGTTGCCCCAGCGAAAGGCATCGACTGCAGAGCCCACTGAAACACAAGCCGAGGATTCGGGTCTTCACCCTCCGCAGGCTGGCAACTTTCGAACGTCGCGTAACTCACAAGACCCCCAAGTCTTTTAGCATTCCGATGAAATCCTGCAACTTCTCAAACGCCTTGCGAATCGGATCCTCAGGCTCACGCTCACCAATTACGATCGCCCACGACGGCGTCTTGCCTCGATCCCACGACAGCGTCAACTCTGAAACACGGTCAACGAAAATCATTCCCGGAGGGCAACCGATGATCGTGGAACCAATTCGGTCACCGATAAAGAAGTGCCCGTGTCCGCGCTGTCCGACAAACCAGCCCTGAGCGCCATCAGCGACAGTCAACGTGTAGCGGTAACGCTCCCGCGTCTCCCACATACCCGTACGCATCGCCAACAACCACGCCAACGTGTACGCAGTATCAGCACCGTCAGCCCACTTCTCGTGATAGTGCGACCAACCCAACTTCTGTGCTCGCGCAGGGCTTTTCCACTTCCCGAACGCCATGAAAACATCGGTGTACAGCGGAGCAAGAATCGCATCAGCGACACCACCCATCGGCGGAACACCCGGAATCATCGCCGTGAGGTCCCCCAGCATGACCACCGTCGCCTTGAGCAGCTCATTCACACCGGGCATCGAGTGGCCACCCGCAACCACACCGACATCCGTGGCAGGAATGTGTTCCCACTCCGACGACTGGATCCCCGTATGCTCACCCTCGCGGTAAATCACCGCAGGAACAGCCGGCGAAGAACCCTTAAACCCGGGAGTGAACGCAACATCCGGCATGTTCGGATCCGGAAGAGTCTGAATGCTTTCCGTCAAACCATCCGAACCGATATTCGTCCGCGCAAACCCCAAACCGGAGAACAGGTTGCCGCCGAACGACGTACCCGTGTTCCAGCCCGACTTGTCGATCAGATCGAACACCAAACACCCGTGACGCAAATTCGCGCCAGGGAACGGCGGCGGATCACCATCAAGGTAACGCCGAGCCTCCCACGACAACTGGGCATCAGCCACAACGTTCTTCGTCGCCTCAAAGATGTTCTTGAAACGGGAATGAACTAGCGCCCCAACACTGTTGTCGGGCTCGAGATCCGGCTTGACCACCATCGACCACGTCGACTGATCGAAGTTGTTCCACTTCGTCGGATCCAGCGGATCATCAGGCAACGCCCAAATCGAGGACTCGACCCGCATGATGTTCACCAGCAGCGTGGTCTTACATGCCCAACGAGCACGCCCGAAAAGCACCCAAAGCCTGGGGAATTGGATCTCCGGCAGCAGCCAAGGGTTACAATATGCCAGCAGGTGTTTCAGTTCCTCCAGGTCATGCCGGAACATCAACCGAACGAACTTACGCCCACTCTCATCCTTGATGATCTTGCACGAACCCATACGGCCCGCCCACCGCGAACCATCCTTATCGACCGTGACATGAACACCAGTTGTCGACCGAGCCTCAACATCAATCAGCCACTTCGACAAGTAATATTCGAGCGGCAAATCCAAAACACCAGTGCCAGTCTCATTGTCGATATACTGGAAGCTCCCCGAAATCTCCTGCTTCACAACACCGCGAAGATTCCAATCGCCATCCCACAACCGGACAAGCGGAGGCTGCAACCGCGCCTCACGCTCATCCTCCAACCGGGCCCGAATCTCGCCGAACACCGCATCGAAATCGATCGTCGCAACCGAAGTCATGGCAGCACCAACGAACTCGACCACGTCTTCGGGGTACGAATCCTCACCCCGACACCGGCCGGCGCGAACCTCACACCGATCGGCAACAACGTCCGCTTTTTACCCGCAGGAATCGGATACGTGAACGTCTTACCCTTCATACGGATGTAGAACTGGGTGTCGATCGACGAGTTGAACTGACCGAAATCCGGCGACTCATCCGTATCCACCAACAGGTGCTCGCCAGCCAGCAGTTTCGCTAACGTGATCTGCTTGTTGGCGTCCTCGACCTTGCGGCGAAGCCTGTTGTCCCCGAACGAATAATCCGGCAGAATGTATTCAGCACCCGGATACGCCTGCAGCTCGTACTTCAACCACACCTCAGTGTCGGTCGGGTTCTTCACCGGGAACGTGCCCCAACATGTCGTCCCGTTCAACGAATCAACCTGCGCAGTCCACAGGAACTCGCCGTCATCCTCGATCCAACGCGGATACGGCGCAACGCACGTCATCACCACAAGGCCGTACTGCACCTTGTTCGGATCGATCTTCGGCGTCAACTCATTCGACTTGAACTTCCGAATCTTCAAATACCTTCGAGAACCGTCAGTTTCGATCCAGAGTTTCGAATCCTTCGTGAACGACAACGCCCGCTGCCACGCAGAATTGTTTTCCAACCACGTGGCATCCTTCGTGTCCTTCACATGAACCTTGAACAGCACGTCCTTCTTGTTGACCCGGATGCCACCGAATGTGGCACCCAACTCGAACGCGTGACTGTTGTAGATCGCCTCAATCGGCTCTTCGTCATAGAACCCGGACGGTTCTTGATCCAAAAAAACTCCTCGATCCCCTTTCGCGGGACCGAGGAGCGTAAACCATTCTCCTGTATAGCTTTCCAGCTCAATCAGTGTTCCAGCCAATTGTCACCCCCCGGTGAGTCCGTAAACCATGCGCTTCTGCTCGAACCGCAGCTTGCTCACTAATTCCGCATCGTCACGGGTACTCACATCGCCGTGGAAGTGGACGCTGTAATCATTGACCGCGGGCTGTGCAGGCTTCAAACTGTCACCGCCCATGAACTTGCCGAGCTGCGCAGGACTGTTGAAGATCGGCTCCGGCTTCGTAGACAAGTTGATAGCCGACTCACCCGGCAACAACCAACCACCGTTGTCGAAAACCTTCGGAGCCTTCATCTCCCGAGCGCGCAACACCCAATCAACGATCGGATTGTCCTCTTCGAGGCCCGTCGCCAGACGCGCCTCATCCGTGAACTCGCCATCACGCAACAACCGCTCGTACCAAGGCATCCCGCCAGTCTGACCATCAATATCAGCCTGAGACGGGTTCGCCGGAATCACAGGATCGCCCGCAAGCTTCTGCCAATCCGTTGTGAACCAACGAGACTGCATCAACCCGAAGTAGTCCTGCCCTTCCAGCGCCGAGAACCCCGCATCAACGACACTGTGAGCGAAACGCTTCATGATGCCGTTCAGCGAATAATCCTTGTCGCCTTCCTTCTTGCCCTTCAGGACCTCTTCGAGATTCTTCTGAGCCTTCTGCAAAGCGATATCGGCGCGAGTTCGGTCGTTCTCGGATGCTTCGAGGTCGGCGTACACCTCATTGCGGCGCAACTCCGCATCGTCAACCTGCATCTGAGCTTCCAGACGCTCAGCCTCATCATCGGAGAAAATGCGTTCCATCTCAGGTGCCTGAGGCGCAGGACCGTCATACGCATCCTTGCCGGCAGCCGCGTCGTCCTTCTTCTTCTGGAGATCAATGACACGCTGCTCAGCCTTCTGGACTCGCTTGTCGGCCTGGTCGCGATCGGCTTGCGACTTCTTCGAGTTCGCGTACACCTTGTCGCGGGCTTCCTTCGCCTGCTGAATCGCGATCGTCGCAGACTCCAGATCGAGCTGATTCTTCTCAGTCCACTCGACCTTCTTCTTCGAGTCGTAGCTGTAACCACCACTCGTGGAGGAACCTTCGACCCAGTCAGCGATCTCCGAGTTCGGCAAATGCCACTTCTTCGGGAACTGCGACGACTGAGCGTTAGCGCGACCACCATCAATGCCCGACGTGCCATGAGCACCACCAGACTCCGCAGAATGGCCAGCGATCGTTGCCGCCATATGATCAGCAGAGACACCGACCTGGAACTGCGTACCCGCTGGCCCCAAACCGGGCTGCAAACCAGCAACACCCGACGACCCCATGAGGTCATGTGTCGAGTAGAGCCGCTTGACGGACCCGACGACACCCATCACGATCTGCTGCAACCAGCCTACGAATCCCGAGCAGTCGAACCGCTCCGGACCTGTACCAGCCCAGAGGTAGGTATTGCCATCCACCGACCTACCGGCAGATAGCGCCGCATCGATACCGTTGCGTCCGCCCTCCGCGAAACCAGGCAGATTCTTCAACCGCGGATCATCACGGTTAATCGCCGCGAGAAGCCTGTTGTGCTTCTCCGAGGACTTCCCGTTAATGATCCATTCGCCCTTGTCCACCCACGTGGTCGGGACACCATCACGCCCGACGCCGAGTATGCCGTCGGTTGTGTCGGTGCCTGGACCGGCGGTGGGAAGCCGCGACCCCTGCGAGTTCTGAGGCAGGCGTGCACCCCGCCAGTTTCGGCCGGCGATCTGCGGCAGGCCTTGCTGTCGATACAGTTCATTGATTGCGTCGTTCGACCATGGTCCGCTTTGCTGCGCAACCGTGTAAAGCTGGTTGAACTTCAGCGTTACCGTCTTATCCTTGATCGCATCAAGTGCAGCCTTCGAAGCGCCAGCATCCGACAAGAACTTCGCAACACCCTCAAGCACAGCAGTCGGATTCGCCACCTTCTCCGACAACTCCATCAACTGTTCGACAGTCAACTGTCGCTTGCCCTCAAACTGCGTCAAATCAATATCAGACCCAGGCTTCAACTCAAGCCCAGAAATGAAATCAATCATCCCCTTCGTCTGGTCAGCCTTGATATCGAACCCAGACACATCAGCATCGATACCGATCATCGCCCGGAAGGCCGCCAACTCTTGCGCCCGCTTAACGAACTCGTCAACCTTGTCAGACGCCTGATCGTCCATCGTCACACGGAAATTGGCCCCGTTGTCGATTTCATCAATCTTGACGCCCATTTTTTCAAGCTCTTGACGAACCGACAAATCGTTCAGCAACTCAACAGGAATGACCTTCGGCTTGCCAGGTTCCAGACCATCCATCGCCATCTGAACCATGCCGACGCCCTTGGCGACATCATCCAAACCTTGAAGAGCAGCGCCCGCGTAAAGCACCCGCTCTAAGTAGCCCTCCTTCGCGAGCACCCCCGCTAGCTGCTCATCAGTCCAGTTGACCGAATCACCAAGCTGCGTAAACAGATCCGCATTCTTGCCAACGATCTCGTTGACGTCACCACCCGCAGCGACAAATTGAATCGCCTCGTTGCGAATACCTTGAATCGTGTCTCGAACCGCAGCGCCGTTCTCGGTGGCGGTATCCACCATTCCGTTAGCGCCAATCAGCGCGCTGCCCAGAGCGCCCTTCGACACATCCCATGGCTCCTCGATCAGCTTCTTAGCTTCACGGATCACCTGATTGTAGGAAGACATCGAGTCACCCAGATCGGGCGGAACACCAGCGATTGCATCCATCACAGACTTGAACGCCGATGCTTTGTCCGACGTAGTAGATGCTGCATCGCCCAGAACCTTGAAACCTTCAGCGATTTCGTAGATTCCAGGTGTCACGTTCTTCGATGAGCGCTGAATCTGCTCAAACTCGTTCCGCAAGTCCACGAACCCAGAAAGGATCTCAGTGTTCATGCCGCCCAGCGGGTTATCGCTAGCACCGAACATCTTGCCGTACGTCTCAAGCCACTGACCACGCGTACCACTCAACGCAGCAGTCAGCTCGTCCGAGCCTATTTCTAGGCGCTCAAGTTCCGCCAGAGCATTCTTGGCCTTCGCGGCATTATTCGCACGATCGTTGTACTCCCGACCGCCCTTACCCGTGTTACTAGCAACCCCTTCGCCATCACGAAGATTCTTCCAACCTGCAACAAACGCATCAGCGATTCCCGGAGCGGAGTCAGCGTCCTTCCGCAACTTATCCATGTACGCGTCAGACTGCGCAGAGACCAGCGAAATCACACTGTCATCGACAGCGCCTTTCGACTCAGTGAATGCACGCGCCATCTTTCGCTGAGCAGTCGCAACACTCTCGGAGTACTTCTCAGTGTTTTTTGCCTGAACGTCCCAGTTTTTGGCAGACGAAACCAACTGGGGGATAGCAATAGCCGCAGCCATGATACCGATACCCACAGGGCCACCCAGAGCGCCAGAAACGGCACCCAATCCCTTGCCAAGGCCTCCTACAGCGCTGCTCATGGCAGAGAACCCGGCAGCGCCAACACCTGACGCCATACGTCCGGCAGTGGCGATTCCAGAACTCGTCCCAGCGAGGGCCTGACGCCCAAGCAGATTCATCGAACGCTCAAGCTGATTCGACTGCAACGCGGCATTTTTGAAACCGGTCGCCATATTCGACTGGGTGCTCGCGAAAGTCCGAAGACCGGGTGATGCAGAAGAATACGCCGCACCCATGCGCCCAAGAACAGTGTTCGAAGCCGTCGCAGCGCTCGTCACATTCAAAAGACCAGCACGAAGAACACCAATAGGCCGGCCAGCAGCCGTGGCCCAAGCTTGAGTGTTCCGTGCCTCAGCGCCGAATGAACGCAAACCTGTCCGAGTGCTATTGATTGCACCGCCCGTGGCCTGCCAAGCCCGCTGATACGTAGTCAAAGGCCGCACGCCAGCAGCCGTCTGCGCAGCCAAACCCGCCATCGAAGGCGCAATCCGGGCCATAATTCCAGGCACCGTCTTGAAGAGCAGGAACGCCGCAGCAAGCGCTGTGACGACCCCCTGATTGTTCTTCATGAACGACGACAGACCATTCAAGACCGGAACCAACGTGACATTCAGAACCGTCGAAACCGACTCCAAGGTGTTCAAGAACAGCGACCAAGTCCCGACGCCCAGTGCTGCCTGAGCTTTCGCCAACGACGACCCAATCGCCAGCAGCGGCGTACCAATCCGAACCGCAGTGTCCCCAATGTCAGATAGGGCCTGCTTCAGTCGATCCCACTGATTGCCGATCGCGCCACCATTGTTTTCGAGGAAGCCTTCGAACGCCTTCTTGCCTTCTTCCCCGAACTTCTTCAGCCGAGGAAGCCCCATATTGAAAATTCGGTGGTCCAGCACCTCGGCGAACCGCGCAACCTTCGGGGTGATCGTGTCAATCCCTGAAGTAATGCCTTTGAGCCAGTCGGCAGTTCGTCCGAACGTCGGCTTCAGTGCACCAGCACCAAGACGCCCCATTGCGGCCATCGTGTTCGCCCAAGCGGCCGACACCGTATTGCCTGCGCGTGCCGCGCCGCCCAAGTTCTTCTCGATCGCCGCCAGGTACGTAGCCGAGTCGACCTTACCCTCAGCGACCATGTCCGTGAGCGCCTCTTGCGAGACACCCATTTCTTTCGCCAACATCTGATAGATCGGAATGCCGCGAATGGCAAGCTGATTCAGATCAAGGGTGTATGCCTTACCCTTCGTCTGAACCTTGTTCATCACTGCGCCCATCTCTTCGATGGACGTACCCGCGATAGTCGCAGCATCAGCAGTGATAGACAGGTATCGCGTCAGATCGTTGCCTGGCTTGATACCAGCGGCAACGGCAGACGCTGAAATCGTTGCAGCCTCACCGAGACCGAACGCGGTGCCCTTCACCGAGGCAAGTGCAGACTCCATGATCTTGGCTGTGCCGAGGCTAGTGTGCCCGAGTCCTTCGAGCTTGCCCTCAGCATTGTCGATCGCCGTCAAACGCTGAAAACCCTTTGTCAGCGCCGTGCCAATCGCCAAAGAACCAGCCGCAGCAGTCGCCGCAACACCCGCCAAAAACGTCTTAGACAAACCAGACGCAAGACTCGAGCCCATCGACTCGCCAGCCTTGTCGGCACTTCTGCCAGCATCCTTGAACGCCGAATTAACCTGCTTCGGAATGTCCTTCGTCGTCACGACCATGGACACATAAGCAGTTGCTACTTCAATACCAGGCATCACTCACCCCCAACGTGAGCCCACGTGCGGCCCCGACAAATACTCGAAATGCACCCAACCGAGACCCCGAACTCGGCCGCGATACTTTTCTGCGGAACCCGCTCCGCCAACAACTGCTTGATCAAAACCACATCATCGGCCGTCAACCTGACAGCCTTCTTCCGCACCGATACAACAGGTTTCGGCGCTTCAACAGTCTCCGTTTGAACCTGCGCGAAGAAGTCCCGCAGATCCTCTAAAGGCATCGCATCATCATCAACAGCCACTACATCGCCGTCCTCTCGAGGACGAGACACCAACTCAGGCTTATCCCCAGAACCACCCGAACGCTGCCAATTCGCTGCCTGCAACGAGAACAGTTGCGCAGCCATGAAGTCGTACTCCGTCTTCCACCACCACGAATTCGGAAACCTCGACCTGTACAGCGCCGAAGACTCAGTCGGCGGCAAATGCTGAACAAAATCGCGGAACTCAACCCACGACATCCGCTCAGTACCAACATCACGCCGCCGGAACCCGTGCGCTAAAAGATCGAACTCGACGGCCCCAGAATGCTCACCGTCTAGGAGTCTTCCGAGGCCGTAGATTCCCCCACAGTGATCTCCGACGCCTTGAACCAGGCGTCAGCCAACTCCGCAGCCTGATCCTCCTCCAACGCATCAACCGCTTCGAACGCGTCAGGAGCATGCAGCTCAACCAACTGACGAAACAGTTCAATACTGTTGACCTTCTCGCCGACCGCAGCCGCGATATGCTTCACCGTCTTGCGGGGGAAGAAACCCAACTTCGGCAGAACATGCGTCGGACCGTCCTCAACAAGCTGGAACTCGAACTGGTTTTCCGGATCCTCCATCAGGGCAGGGATCTTCGACGCGGGCACAACAAATGCAGACATAAGCTTCTCTCAAAAGTAGATGGGTACAACAAAGGCCCCGCTGCAATCAGCAGCGGGGCCACAACAGATCGGGGCTAGGAACCCGACACGACGCCGTCATTGAGAATGTCAATGACATACGCCGGCTTATCCCCATCGAGATACTTGAAGCACTCAATCGTCAACGGGTACTTGACAATGTCCTTCGACACGAACGTCACATCACCAACAGAGGTGACCTGGCCGAGCGGAACAATCTGCCGGCGCACACCCTTGCCGTGCTTGGTGTCGAACACGAACACCGAACGAGGCAGGATCGACGCATTGTGAATGACACGAATCTCAGCACCCGAAGTCGGTGTAGCCGCAGTGATAACGACATTGTCGTCACCGAACACAGTCTTCAACGTGTCGGCGTTCTTCGACTCGATCACCTCGATGGTGAAAGTCTCCGAATACGCAGACTGCGGAACCGCAACAGTCTCACCATCATGATCCGCGATCTTCGTGGTATCGCGGGACTGCGAGTTGGTGTAGCCCGCATCCGAGTTGCCACCCTGGTAGACGTACGCCGCAGGGAGCGGAGTCAACGCACTCGTCGGCAACGCAGTGCCCTCCGGCGCACGATAGAACAAGCCCTTCGCGTTCGGGCCGTCCGCGCTGCCCGCAAGATAAACATTGGAAGTATCAGTAGCCATACGGCACTCCTAAAAGAAAAGAGGCCACACCCGACATGGGTGCAGCCTCAAAGAATTTTGATTTTTACGCGCTCGTGGAAATGCCCAACTCGACAGTCGACGTGTAACGCGCATGGGAACGGACATCCGGATCCCGGTTCGATACGGGTCCGCCGATCTCGGTGAAACTGGAAACCCACGCCTCACTCAGGCTCGAATCCTCAGTCACGTACTCGACATAGGACCCCGGCGCATCCTCCAGCAGGTCAGTTCCGCGGCCGGCCAACGCTTCCGCAGCAACCTCTGACAGCCCCCACCACTCGATCGTGAACATCGGATAATCCGTGATCACGTTCCGTTTCGTGCCACCCAGGCGACGGACACGCACAAACGTGTCCGGATACGGCTCCTTCGGCATCTCCGAACCGACACGGACACCCAACCCAGACGCCAACAGCGCCACCACAACAGACACGGCAGGTTTACGCGCATTATCGGACACTGGCCACCGCCTGCTGCAGAACGTGTTCCTTCGCGTTACGCCGGCGCGCCTTGTAGTCCGCGGTCACAACACTGGTACGCCAACGCCCTTGAGGTCGGGCCGCACCTTGCCGTGAGCCGGTATCGAACTTCCCCCCACCCGATGACGCGTACGCCGCGACACGGCCAGCTAGCGCCTCCAGTGTGCGCACAGCGCCAGGAGCCGACCGCAGAGCCTTATATCCCGCGATCTTGTGGACCACACGCACGTCAGCCATGATCCACCAACGCTTTCAACCAACCCACACCCTCGTTGTAAAGCCCGCGGATCTCCCCCGCCTCGCCCTTCACAACAAGAATCGAAGGCCCACCCTCATCAGAATCAGACCGCACCGACGCATCCTCGTACACGTCGACCACACCCAACCCGTCAGTGACCGTCACCCTCGCCATCAGCCACCTACTCTCGACACCGCAAGCTGAAACGACTCCGACCCCGTATACGGATTCCTCGCCTTACGAGGCGGCTGCGTCACATCCCACGCAAATCCGTCGAACCGGACCACCGCATACTCGGACACATTCACCCACCGGCGCAACGTAATCCGAGCCTTATGGACACGCTTCTCATTGCGCCCAGACTCCAAAACCTCAACCGGCGCACGATAAATCGTCGCGTCCTTCACCAACAGCGGATCAGACCAAGTCTCGACATCATTGTGATGCGCATCTTTGCCTCCGCTGATCGGCTCCGACACCGTGAAAGATTCAGCATGTTGACGAATCATCACACCCACCCATAATCCTGCAACGTCACGCCATAGCCGACATCCGCTGCTTCCATGCTGATCGTGTACGCACCCTTGCCGCGCCCGAACAATTCGCGCTTGTCGGCCTCGGTAAAACTGATCGCTCCCGGATCCGCCCCAGCATACGTCCGCGACGCCGAGGTAACATCAGTTGTTTCCTGCTCCTGCCGCACACCATCAGGGTTCTTCAAGTGCCGCAGCACCATCCGGCACACGACACGCGTCACACGTTCAGGCCGAATCTTGTCCGGAACCATGTCATCGAAAGCCGGTTCGTACGACCTGATGGCATCGAGCGAGTCAGCGATCTGCGTTTCGATGTAATCGTTATCGAAGGGGCAGTCACCGATCCATCGTTTTGTTACATCGTCAACTGTGACCATTAGTACCCCTCAGCGGGGCGCAACATATGCTGCGCCCCAACACGACTAGCTACCGGCAGGAGCCTTGGTCAGCTTCACGAATCGGTTGACATCGCGCACCGCGAATCCGACCTCGAACTCCGCGATGATCGCGAACATGTTCTGCTGGAAGAGATGCACAACCTCGCCGTCAGGCAACTTGATCGATGCCTGATCGGAGATCTTGATCTTGATGTCTTCGACGGTGCCCCAGTATGCGCCAGACCATTCACCTGCGAATCCAACAACATTGCCGCTTGCGACATTACGAGACTTGTACACCGGGCGAGCAAGAACGGATCCGATGCTGCCCTCACTCTTCACATCGCTAATGAACAGCGGACGCTTCGCAGTGTCGGTGTAGCCGAGAATGTCGATTTCGGCATCCGGCGACAGCTGCCAAGCAGTCACGTCACCCTTGGCCGCGGTCACTGACCGAAGCGCATCAAGGTAGCCTTCATACCCGCTAACAGCGACCGAGGGCGCAGCGGCCAACGTGTCGAAACCTGTACCAGGCGAGGGAGCGAAGCCAAGCGCCGACTTGTCGAACGTAGTGGCCAGCGCCTTCGGCAGACGCTCAACAAGCTGCGAATACAAGCCGTTGTAATCACGTCGGAACTCATCCGAGAACGTCTGAACAACCGCCATCTTGTACGGAGTGATGGTCTTGCTGCTCACCGTGGACTTGCTGACAGGCTTCAGCTCAGTCTCACCGACCCACTCCGCTACAGGATCACCAGTGATGATCGGAATCTTCACTCCGCCCGCCGGAATCGAGATACGAGTACCTCGGGACTGGATCACCGACTGCTCGATCGTGTCAGACCAAATGGTCTTCGAGATCTCCGCGGGAAGAGTGATCAAACCTTCAGTCTTACGACTATGGTCAATTGCCATATTGAATCCTTAAGTTGATTGCTAGAGGTACTGGCTAAGAACAGCGCCAAGCTGCTCCTGTGGGGTCGAAGCCTTCCCAGTTCCACTTCCCAACGAAGTGATCGGGACAGGGCGTCGAGGCCCCGAGCTTTCCGACACGAACGCCAGCAGCGAATCCGCATCATCTTCAAGCTCTTCAACTGTGGAGCCACGAAGCCGTGGAATCAGTTCCCCCGGAAGGCCCTTCGATACGGCAACCTTGTACCGCAGCAGTTCCGCTTCCGCCTCATCGGCGCGAACTGACTCTTCAGCCTTGCCAGTTTTGTATTCTTCAAGCTCTTCAGCGCGCTTCTGCTCTTCGGACTTGTCGCGGTCCTCGAACTCGCGAAGCTTCGCCTCAATGTCCGCTTTCTCAGCCTTCAGCGCACGGTTCGCTTCACGTTCCGCATCCAAAGCCCGCTTACCCGGCTCCCGCAACGGCTCATCCACCTCGGGCGGCACGACCACCACAGGCTCGACAACCGGTTCAACAACAGGCTCGACAACATCAGACATACATCACTCCAAAATCGTTGCATTGACGCACGACGCCAACAAGAAAAAGCCCACCCAATCGTTGGGCAGGCCATCAAACACACACTCAGCTAAAGCTTTTCCCACGCACGCAGAATCGCCGCAGTCGAACCATCATCAGCAGCAGCACGAGCACGCTTGTACTCGTCCTCCCACCTCGACACATAATCCGGCGGCTCATACTTCCCCCCAGGACGCACCTCAACCGCCAAACACTTGCAGTTATCGTGATAGCGCGTACCAGCAGCCTGATTCCCTCGCGAACCAGAACTGTGCGTCGCCAACTTCTCCGACACATACACATCCGAACGTGTCGCCAACATCTGACAAAACTTGCACGCATTGCCAGACGCATAACGAGCCCACAACGCGCCCCCGTCCTCAGCTTTCGCGTTGCGAACCGTCGTCTCGCGAGCACCGCCAAGAACCTGACGAATCACAACGCCACCAAGGCGATCCAGACCCTTCTCCCCCGCAGCGCCCAAAGCCCACTTGACCGACTTCTGCAGCGGCGACAACTGAGGCGGCAGCGTCTCCAACGCGAACTCCGTGGTCCCACGAAACACACTCGCAGGCACCTGTGCGCCAGACCCAGCGAAGTTCAACGCCTGATACGCCAACGCCGGCGCAGCCTCGTTGTACCACTGCGCCGACAACTCCCCCGCACCAAACATGTACGGCATCAACAATTCAGGGACACCATCGATCATCAAATCCTGAAAGTCAGTTGACGATTCATCCGACACCAGCCGCCAGAACGACACAACATCAGCAATCGCATACCGCGCCAACGCGTCCAACAGTGATCGGCGCTCCAACACGGCAACCATCAGGCAGCCACCGGAGTGTTACGTGAAGCCAACTCATCGACCTTCGGGTCCACAGCGCCACTCGGCTGCTGCAGCCGGCCAATCAACTGAGTGAGTTGCGTACGACGCTTATCCTCAGTCAACCTGCGCTGGTCAGTTTCCGACAACCCCAAACGGTCATACGTGACACCAGAATCCGGCGGATACACATCAGCCGAAATCATCTTCACAACCTCATCAGCCGCGGCAGCACGAGTAGGCGTCGACGGATCCCTCCACAAAGGACGCACAGAACCGAAATCCCTCGGCTCCACCCCATCACGGAACAACATCGCCAACCGCGCAACCTCAGTCCACGCACGACCAAACATCTTCTGCCGCCGCTCAGCCCGCTTCACCAAACGCGCCTCCATAGCCCGAATAGCATCCGCAGACGCAGCCTGATCCGTCGCGAACCCAAGATACGTAGGCGGAATAGCAGCCTCAGCCGACAACAACTGAGAATAAGAACGAACCTGATTGATATACGGCTCAGGTGAAGAAGACTTGAACTCACCCACCGTGGGCAAATTGTCTTCCTCATCACGCTCTACAGCAAGAATTCTACCAAGATAGGACTCCCACGCCGGTTTAGTATTACCAGCCTCATCCTGAAAGAACGATTCCGGCGCACCCATCATCCACCGCTGAGGAGCAGCATAAAACTCACGCGCAACCTCACCAGAAATAACCGTACGCGCCGCAGCATCCGTGTAATACCGCACAGCCCGAGTAATCTCCGACCGCCCACCAATATCACCAGAACGCGGACGATTCACCAACTGCACAACCGGAACGCGACCCAACTTGTGTGGATCCCGCCCCGTCACAACCCACTGTCCGGTATCCAAAGCTAACGAAATCGTCTCATCAGGAAGAAACAACATTGCCGACTCAATCCGGCCATGCTCGTCCCGCGAGACAGACAACGCAGACGACACCCGACGCGTACGCCCCGAGAAGATCGCCGTCATGTTCTTCGGCGACTCAACGGTCACCAAAACCCCAGGCTCACCAGCAGCGCCCGTAGAAACCGCAACGAATGCGGTCCCGTAAATCAGCGCATCCAAATGCGCCATCGAGGACTCGACATCCAGATCATTACCGTGATAGATGTCGCCCAAATCGAACTCGTCACCCGGAGAAACCCAGCCCTCCCAGTCAAGACGTTCCTCGAGGACATCGACCGCGGTACCAGGCCAACCGACAACCACCTCGAAACCACGCAGACTGGGCGGCAACGCAATACCAAGATCCCGTAGCCGGGACTTACCTTCGTAATACTTACCCTTGATGTCATTCGCGGCCTGATAAACCGAGAGTTGTTCCCGCAGCTTCGCAAATAGATGCGATTCTTCGTCATTCAGCTTGTTCAACGACAATTCAGCCATGCCCACCCCAAAATTGATTTCACGGGGCACGGCCCCAAACTAATACATCGCCACAACGCGGCCCTTACCTGAACTCGGCTTACGAATCTTTCCGCTATTCAACGCAAGACGGCGACCCAAATTAGCCCCCACCATCGCAACCGCAAGGTCAACAACCTTGCCCGAATCACGACTCACCTTGCCCAACGACATCCCAAACTGACCACGCCGCTGCTTCGACTGCTGAACATGCAACCGCAACACAGCATTACCGTCATGCCGGAACGGCCCATCCAGGCCCTCCTCATCGATCTGACGCGCCACAATCTGCGCCTGATCAACAAATGCCTGGTTCCTCTCCCGTGCTCCAGGAGACGACAACCGCATATCGAACCGCACCGAATTCTTCGAACAAGCCCACACCTTCAACTTCTTCCCGAAGTCCCGATGCCACTCGTCAATCTTCTCCGCCCAATACAGCGACTCATCCGAATCGTCTTTCGCCGGAGAGGGGTCCACGCCAAACCAAACGACGCGATACCGATCCCACAACTCACGGACAACCGCATCAACCTCGTCGCGATCGACAAGGAACGACTTACCGCGCTCGCCCTTCGGCCGCTGCCATACGCCGCCAACAAAGTTGAAACCATCCGAGATCCGGCATAACATCAACGCCGTCGCATCCTCAGACTTCGAACAGTCCAAGAACATCGCAACCTGCTCGCCATCCTCAACCTCAATATTCGAGGTGAGCTTGTCCCACTTCTGGGTGTCAACCCACGCATCCTGCGCAGCCGCCAGTCCATTCAGATAGAACCGGATCGACTCAGCAGCAGTAGTGTCCGGGTCGACAATCTCCGCAGACAGACGCTCCAAGTCAGACCACGGCGCATCCATATACGCCTGATGCAAAGCAACCTCACGCTGAGCAGGATCATAGAAATCCAAACCAGGATCCGACTCGACAGAGTCATACAGAATGTCCTTGTTCAGAGCAGCGAAATTCCCAGACTGCTGCTTCTGCCACGAATTGTAGGAACGCTCCGCGACCGAATCCGCACCAGACTCATGCGCATTCGTGTACTCGACCATCCGAGCCTGCAACTCACGCGGCGACTTACCCACATTTCGCCGAGCAACCTTCGCCAGATTCGTGCCACCCGAAGAATCCGTCATATGATGCGACTCATTCAACGCAATGAACGTCGCTGGATCGCCCTCATTCGTACGCTCGGAAGCGGTCAGCACCTCAAGTCGGCCGCCACTGTTCTTGATGATCGTGCGCGTCTCAGCGCAATCCAGGTTGTAATACTCGCGAGCATCAGAACCCAACTGCGCGTTCGCAACACGCATCATGTCCTTCGACTGATCCTCAGAGTTCGACGCAATCTGAACCAACGGCATCCCATGACGCACACCAGTCCAACCACCACGACCATCCGAAACCAACTGCGAAGGCCCCAACAACTCAATATTGCAGTGAGACGCACCAAACGGGTCCTTACCCGTTCCCTTCGCGCCACGCTTCACACCACGCCGAAATATGAAACGCCCACTGTCATTGAACGCGTACCACATGATCAGGAAACGCTTCTGGCCATCTGTAAACCGCCAAGGCTCACCCGTGTGCGGGTGAATCAGACCAGGCTCATCTGTCTTCCACTCAGCCCAACGAATAACCTGGGGCCCCAAAGAGGAACGAACAACCGCACGCTTCTCATCCTCATCCGATGGCCACGGCAACGTACACCATGCCCCAGTAACAGGATCCCGCCAATACCCCGGCAACAACTCCGCATCAGAGACCAACAAACTCTTCGTCATCTGCGACACCAACCGGCACCCCCACATCCACCGGCAGATCGCCAATCTCCCACTGCAACCGCTTCATCGCCATCGGCGACAACCCCAACCTGTCCTCCAACTGACGACACTCCGACAACAACGCCGCAGTCGCATCAGGCCCCTCACAAATCAACAAAATCACCGCATAACGAGCAACCAACCGCACATGAGCCGAACCACCCTCCGACCAAGCCGAAGCCTGCGGAGAACGCCACAACTCAACCCACAAATCCTCAGCACCCTCAGGACACTTCACCAAAGGCCACACAGGCACATCGCCCTCAAACCCCGACGCCGGCAGAGAACGCCAATCAGGGCGAGCATTACGCCGCCGAGCATGCGGAGACGGAGCAGGACCAGGCATAACCGCCTCCAATCAAAAATCTCGTCAAACCCCTGAAAGCCTCGGAACCCGTACAAAGCCCTTGGCCCTATGCCATTCGTAGGCGATGTGGGTGGTGGGGAGGGGTGGTACCCCGGGGTGATGGCTGGCGACTGGAGCTGAGTGGCCTGTCAGCAGCCTGCGGGGTGCGGATGGATGCGAGGTTGGGGTGTGCGTTTTTGTCGCCCCTGTTGGGCTTCTGCGAGGGTCTTTCGGGTATGACAGGGCAGGCAGAGCGTTTGTCCGTTGCCGAGTGTTTCTGTGCCGCCGGCTGCTTGGTTGCGGATGTGGTCGGCTTCGACGTCTGCTTTGCCTGGGGTGCCTTGGTATCCGCATTTGACGCACCGGTAATGGTCTCGGCGTTTCACTGTGAGGGCCCATTGGCGGTGTTTGGTGGTTGAGGTTCTGGTGTGGCCGTTGGTCCATGCCATTGGGTTCACCTCGGTTTGGGGTTGTGTGTGTTTGGGGTGTGTTGGTGGTTGGTGATGGCTGTGTGTCGTGCCGGTGTTGTAGCTAGGTGTTGCAGGTGACTTTGTTCCAGTCATGCCTTGGTAGTTCCTGGAATGGCTGGAAGTCCCATTGGGTTTTGGTTGGCGCTTGCTTTGGCTCTGTGTCGCGGTCGATTACAGCTCGGATGAGGTCAGATAGTTCCGGGTTGGTTCCGGTCTTGGTCTCGATGGTGTAGTGACCTGTGCCGGTTGGGTATGCGCGAGGCAAGCCGTGCTCGGTTGGGTAGGTTCCGTGGTGGTAGTCGAGTGCTATGGCATTGACTTTCCCTACCTGCGGTTGCCCGTTGGTGTTGATGACCACCCATGTGACGTCTTTGAATGCGTCGATGTCTTGTATGCCAACGGTCTTGGTTTCGAGTTTCCAAGTCGCGGCGTTGTTGTCTGATTCCCATGTGTATTCGCGGATGGGGAGTACGTGATGGATGGGTGTGAGGTTGGCGGTGTAGAGGGAGATGGTGAGGTCGGGCACCTAGGGTTCCTTTGGTGGGGGGTGTGTTGTTTACCCGCCGGTGGGGATAGTTGCCTCACCAGGGGTTATGTTCGGGGCGGCCAGTTCCAATGGCCTGGGGTGGGCTCTCTGCGAATGGCACCAACTGGTTGAAGAACATGCCCGTCGGGTTCAGGATGCATAGCCCGACGTGAGTCTTGGTTGGGTCTGCCAGTTCCGGGGGTTCGTCGTAGGTGCAGGTGATGACTGCTGCTCGTGGTTCAGGCAGGTATTCACCGCCTGGTGTTCCGTATGACTGGTAGTGAACGATGCGTCCGATGCTCGGCTTCAATGCTGCTCCTGTGCTTGTCATTCGAGGTCTGCGTCTTCTGTCTGCCCGATCAACTCCGGGATCTCACTCAACAATCCCTTGATGGAATATGTGAGTGGCCCACCGAAAGGCAACGCTAGGTACTGGGTTGAGTCGACGGTGCCTTCATCTGTGAAGCGTTGCTGCCCGACCACGAGTGCGTAGTGGGAGACGATCCAGGCTTCTTGTGTGCCTTCGGCTTCGTCGGCTGCTGCGGTGAGTTCTTTGATCGCGGCGTCTAATTGCTGGTATGCCTGGTCTAGTCGTTCACCCATCAGGCACCTTCAATCTTCCCTGAACTGGGGGTTCTTCTCGAACATCCTGTGAAACGCCTTCGATCCCAGGACTGTTAGTTGCTGTTGGTCGTGTTCCCATTCGAGAACCCACTGTCCGACTTCCGCGAATTGTGGCCCGTTGAGAACTAGGAAGCGCTGACCGTCAACATCTTGCGAGTAGGCCGTCTTGTCGTAGGTTTGTGCCCATGCCAGGACTTCATCGAAGTTGTCGATGGCCAACTGTCTGGCTTTCACGTGGACAGGTCTGCGTCGGTATGAGCTCACAGGTGCACCACCTTCCCTTGCCACGAATCTCGTTCCCCAACAACCCAAGCAACACGTTTTTCGGTGCGTGGTTCCCCATCGAAATGGTTGATCAGGGTTGGCCCGTCTGCGTGGTCTACGAGTGATGGCACTGTGTATGCGATGTTGTGTCCACAGTCTTGTGCCCATTCCCCGATGCGGTAGTCAGCTGGACCTTCGCGGCCTGCAACATGATTGAGCATGTCGGGGATGAGGTCAGTGCGGATTGCTACAGCCACGTGGTGTAGGAGTTGGTCTGCGATAATCCATGTGGGGTTTTGTGCGAGAGCCGCTTTGATGCGCGCCTGGTATTGCGGCGGTCTCGAAGTGCCGAGATACAGGGACACGATCGGTGCCGGCGATTCAGTCAACGCGAGAGCTGCTTGCTTCAGGAAGTTCCCGGTCAGGATCGCATCGTCTTCGAGGACCACACCGTAGTCGGCATTCGCTTGTGTTGCGGCGATCCGCCATGCACGGTCGTGGTTGAGCCCTTCGCCGAGTTCGCCGTCATCCCAGGCAATTGGCGCGTTGCCGAGTTGGTGGCTGAGGTTTGCGGCTTGTGCGTGCCTGTTGGTGTGGGCGACGATGGCGTAACTGATTTGCATCGGTTTCCTCTCGTCTGGTTTTGGGCACAAAAAAGCCCCACCAACCCGAAGGCTGGCAGGGCAATTTCACAGTTCACGCAGTCAGTTCAACACTCGCTTGTTCTTCCCATTCAGCTGCAGCCTGCAACAGGAACTCTGTTACTGGGGCAACCACATCGACCTGTACATCGATTTCCCCTGTGCCGTCTCGTGGTGTGGCGGTGAGCGGGAAGGTGAGGTCGCCGGATCCTGTGAAGATGGTGGGGCGGCGTTTGTTCCAGCGTTTCGGCCCGATTTTCACTGTCAACTCAATTGGGCAGTTGGTAGTTGACAGGTCGGTGTCGGGGTTTGTTTCACTCATACATTCATCATGACAAGTCGAGCGACACACCGGTTTACGTCTTCAAGTCAGGGCTGTAGTCGGGATGATCCGAGTATGCTGCGGCGAGCGCCCGTAATATCACATCACCAACGTAGGGTTCCTCGACCATGTTTCGACTGCCGACACGAAATTCGCCGTCCACCTGCATGTCGTAACCTGTGGCCTCGTCTGCCGCTTCGATGATCACCCGTTTGGCTGCTACCTCGCGAAGAATCCGAGCAGGATCATGCCGAGCAATGTGCGTGCCATCATCCTCGTCCACGGCTGGCAGGCAACCCTCATGATCCATCGTCACGTACCGTCCATACGAGACATACGGTTCCTTCTGCGCTGGCCCCAGCCACTCTTCGGAGCGGGAGTTCGCCCACACAACCTCATTGCCTGTCTCATTGTCATACTCTGCGCGATACAGCCATTCCGCCTCAGAACCACCGGCCTTCAGCGCTATTGCTTCGTCTTCAGCCAGCCGCGCTTCGAGGAACTTCACAATCTCAGACACACTCACACCTTCACTTATGTTTCCACCACGAATGGTCATTCCGCTCATCAGCCTTGAACACTGTGTTCACATGCGGCCCGAACGACAACCGATCCCCAAACCGGCTCCACGCCACAAAATTGAACACACCCATATCCCCAATACCCAACGACTCCACATCCTTCTTGTGGAACAGCCGCGCCTCATGATCGAAATACTCACGAATCATGCAGTGCAGGAACTTCATCACCGTTTCACGTGACCCACCAACAAGACCCGCGTTGAGCAACGGGCGAGCCGGATTGTCGCCGAAGAATTCCTGCAGACCAGCCGCTTTGTGGTTGTCGACCATCCACCGACACCCGACAACCTGATTCTCGGATCCCACATACAGCACATCGTCTTCCATGTGAACCCAAGGTTCTTTCAGCATTTCCACGTCAGTTCCGTCTGTGCACCACACCCAACGGGTCTCTGGGTGGTCTCGTAGCCACTGCCAAATGCTCAGCCACCGTTGAAAGTAGATCGGGACGTGGCACGGCACTTTCACGAGTTCTGCGGCGTCGAAAGTGATTTCTTCGTTGTGCAGAACCACTTTCCGGGTGTCCGGTGAGACTTCACTGATGCTGTGGGCCCAGGATTGGAGCAGTGCCGCGTCTGGTTTCCATGCGGTACCGCGTTGCGTGTCCGTTACACCTGTGAACAGTGTGGTGATGATGGTGTTTCGCGGTTGCCGGTATTCGATGTAGTCAGCGCATCCGTTGTCTCTGCGCCTGTTACAGATCTCTGCGTTCTTCGCGACGAGCGCCTGCCGCTCCGCTGCTGGTACAGCTCGTTCCACGGCTTCATGCTCGTCCAGGCTGTGAATCATCCATTCAGAGCCGATAACGTCCGCGTACCGCCATGAGGTCAATCCAGCGTTGTGGATTCGGTTTGACCAGTCCACGTGCTCATATCCCCAGACCCCGAAGATTGGGTCCATGCCACCGATCCGTTCGACCACGGCACGAGTCACATAGAGGAGGCAGCCTCGAACACCTGTGTAGGCAACATGTTCAAGGTCTCGGTAGACCTGCTTGATGTCGCCTAGTTTGCGTGTCGTCAAGTCCTCGAACAGATACATCAGGTGCGGTTCCGGGCTGTCGATGTAGGGCTGAAACCAGTTGTCCACGATCGGGTAGCAGTCGTCGTCGAAGAGGAACAGTTCGTCGCATCCGGTCTGCATGAGCAGTTCGAGGCACTTGTTTTTGGCTTGCGCGATTCCTGCTTGTTTGGGGAATCGGTGGTCTGCTTCGGGGACTGGTGTGGTGGATGCGTCGTCCACGATGACGATGTGGGCGTTTGGTGTGTGTTTGCGGATGTATTGGAGTGTTGTGGCGAGTGTGTCTGCTCGGTTTCGGGTTGTGATGCCGATGCCGATTGTTGGGGCTGCGTTTGGGGTGTAGGTGATTCCGTCGATTGTTACTTCAGGCATGCACCCTCCCTCTCGATTCGCTTCAGTGCCTTCCGTACCAACGTCCATGCACCGTCTCCATAGCGGTGCTCCAACGTGAACGAGCGCGTTTCCCCGTAGGGTGCATGCACCGCCCCGCCGAGTGGATGCTGGCGAACCTCAACCTCATAGGTATTCATGTCGTCAATGCCTGTTCCCCCTGCTATGCGTACGGCAGTGAAGGATCCGATGCTGTGTCCGTTGATCATCAACGGAAAATGCAGTGCCATTCACGCTCCCTGGGAGTCGCAGCAGCATGAGTTCGCTGAGCAACCCTCGCCTTCATGCCACATCGGCCGAGGACGATTAATCACAGCCAAAATCCGCTCGTGTCTCTCCGCTTTGCGCGCATTGATCACGTACGGCGGGCATCCTGGTTCCAACGGGATGATCGCCCCATCTGGACGAGTTCCTTCGATGCGTCCACCTGTGGCATATGGCGGATTCTGTTCCGTGACTTCCCAATCCGAAAACACGCCCATCAGCCTCTCCCTGCCATCCGGTACGCCCACCACGCATCAGCCAAAATCTCATCAACCTGCGCCGACATGTCCGGAATGTTGAACACATCCATCACCTCCGCCATAGCTTCGCGGAACACTCGCGGGACTGCGACCGCCTCAAACACCGCCGACAGATCGCCCTCAAACGGATAGTCCATCAGCGCACCAGACTTGGCTGCGACATCTTCCACTGAGCAAGTTCCTCAATCATCCGCCGACGCACACGGTCATCCACAAACGAAGCAGAAATCCACGTACGTCGACCATTTGGGGATCGAACAAGCTTCACCTGGTCGAGTCGCCCCAACCAACGCTCACCATCATCGACAGTGAGCCACATCAGCCCACGGATACAGGACTCTTGCAGCATTCGCGCAACGGGGTCGGACCATGGCAGCACCACAATCTCAGGCTGATCAATCCGCCAACCCGCTTGTACTACCCGCACCAAATTCCAGTTCTCATCCCACAAACGAACCCAGGGCAATTGTTCCCTGAGTTCGATGGTGGTGACGCCGGCACTGTCTACAACAAACACGTCATGCACGTTCACGCTTCTCCCTTCGTCAACGAAAGAGGGTTGACCCCGAAGAATCAACCCCACAGATGTGACTAACTTGGGCTACAGGAACGCCATATCGGACCAGCCCAACTGAAAATGCCCGCCAACCAGAAACGCCAAAATCCCCGAATTCGAATACTTCCCAGTCGAATCCCGAAACCACTTCGACCCACCATCCAACGACGGGCACTGAAACACTGAGCACGAACCCAGATCCCAGGACTGGAAGTTGTGGCGGTGCGCGGTAACCCACACCTTCGCCTGATGAGCGTTTAGGTCTCCGCGAACCTGACCGTCCAACCACTTCGTGAAGCCGTTGGCATCATTACCGCTGACCTTGTGGCCGTGGCAAAACCCCATCGGCACACCAGCCGCTGTCGGATACACGTTCATCTGATCGTGCGGGATTGTCCACTCAACGTGATCGAACTCGGGCCGCGAATCCAGCACCCGTTTCAGTGTTTCAGCGAGGAACCCGCCAGCATTGTCCGAATCGGATGTCTGATTCTTGTTTGAACCCATGCGGCCAAGCTCGCCGTGGTTGCACAGCACTGACACGAACTGCGCTTTGTCGAACTGCGGGAACAGTTGGCACGCATACTTTTCCCAGATGTCCAACACGAAGTTCATCTGCCCTCGCGTGTTCAACTCGACTGTGAAGAGTTGGGCTGCATAGTTTCCGGCGCACCCTTCCATCGGGTCGCCGTTGTTGACCAGAACGAGTTCGGTGATGTTGTGGTGTTCACGCATGCGGTTCAACCATGCTTGCACGTTCACTAGGCCGTCTAGGAGTCGTTGCTGCGTGGCTGCTACGCCACCGCCCTCTGACTTGCCGCCTTGGATGTCCGCGAGGTTGATCACTGCCGCTACGGGCAGTCTCGTGTCCGCACTTCTGGAGACTGCTGTTGGCACCCAGTCCCGTAGTTCTCGCCGGCGCTTCTCAATCTCAGCATCTGACAGTCGAGCCTTTGACCGGCGCTTAAATCGTGCGGAGTAGGACCAGAGTTGGATGGTGTCGCGACCGCCGTCATCTGTGCCTTTGGACTGCTGCCAGGTGGACATGCGTACTGTGTCGTCCACGACTTCGAACAGGTCGGCGTCAAGGTTGAACAGTTTGAACACGTTGGTCCAGTCGCCGTTGACTGGCGCGTCCACGACAACGTTGTTGATGGTTGCGCCGTCACTGGTTACGTCAATGGATCCCTTTGTGACGCTGACATTGGCCTGCGGTGGCGGTATTTCGTGTTCGTCTTCTCGTATCAGTTCTGCGAGTGCACCCATCTAGTCTCCCCTTGCTTCCAGCAGATCAAGCACGTCCTGCCATTCCTCAATCAATGAGTTGATCGTCTCGGCAGGCACCTCAGTCACGATGCCGTCACTCACAGCCATATGCTGTCCCGCTTCGCTGCGCCCGCATGCTTGTTCATGAGCCTGTCGATGATTCCCTGATTGGTTTCGTTTCTACTGGCGCTGATCTGAGCGACTTTTCGATATCCCCACCAGTACTTGCGCGGCTTCATCAATGCGACGAGGCCGATGAGTTCGCTGCCAATGTAAGCAGCATGCAGCACCTTTAGCTTCCATCCTTCGGGCAGGTCACTCACAGCAGCATCTCCCCTGGATGTGATCCTTTACCGCGGTCAACCCACCCGTGAACCCTGCCCGTACGCACACTTTGAAGAGTCGGGCCATGCTCCCTGGCCATGTGGTGAAAGCGTCACGGTCGTCGTCATCGAGTGTGTCGAGCCACGCCCCAGCCTTACAAAACATCAGCCACCCCAACTTCCCGCCAGTAAGGATCCGCAGACTTCAACGTCTCCACCATCTCCCACGGCTTCCGATACGCCACCGTGGTTGTCATCTCCCGCCCGCCCACGCGCACGGTGACTTTCTGTCCCTCAACGAGTTCCACGATCACCCTTTGTCTTCTGTGTCGGTGCGGTCCTCAACACCCGCAGACCTATGAACCTCACGTTCCGCCGGCGCAACCTTCAACGCGTTCAACTTGTCGGGCGAGTATCCAGCCCACCTGGTACCGCCTGCATCCACCACTGGGGCGGATGTGAACCCCCACGACTGAATCAACGCCAACGCGGCAGGATCCTCATCGACTTTCACCACTGTGTATGGGGTGTGGTTGTTGTCGAGTTTTTTCATGGTGAATTTGCAGCCTGGGCAGTAGGCCTTGCTGTATACGGTTACGTTCAATTGTTTCCTAGTCCTTTGAAGATGATTCGGAGGATCATGCAGATGACCCCGATCAAGGGGTCTCTTCCGTCTTGCGGTGGTCGAGCACTTCAATTGGGCCGAGCTGCAACGCAATCGCCACAGCCATACGGTGATGCCCGTCCCAGAGTCGCCCGTCATCTCCGATCACGATAGGTTCACGGATCCCGTTTTCTCGCACACTCTGCATAAGATCAATCAGGCGCACCCACCTGTACTGCCAGAGGAACTGAAACTCTTCAGCCCATGTGAGTCCATCGCCGGTTTGCACCTCATCAATGATGTTGCGCGGGTGATACAGGTACGAACTCGGCTCACTCACCGACTGCCACCTATCGCCGCACCCAGCCCACGCACCTGATACTCGATCGAAGTCGCCTTCTCATCCACCAAACGAATAAACTCTTCCACACCTTCAGGCAGATCCTCGGCTGTCTTGTACCTGTCGATGAACACGCTCATCGCGTACATGAAACCGGCAGCATTCGTGACCAGTTCGACGGTTTCCTCAGCGAGGGCCAAGTCGAGAAGTTCACCGTCAGTGGGGATTCGGTTCAATGGGTTGATCACTGGGTCTCCCTCGTTTTGATACAAAAAAAGTGCCCCAGACATCGCCTGGGGCTACTACTCAAATCTTCATCTGAAACAACATGAACTTCACAAGCCAGTCGTAATACAACTCAACCAGCAACTCCCACACACGCTTCACCAAACCGACTCCCTGCGTAGCTCATCAAAGATCTTCTGCACACGTGTAACCGCAACTGCCACCGGGTCGACGTACGGTTTCGGTGCGCGCAGACCGCGACTCGCACGATGCACCACACTCTTCCGAACCGGAGTGCGATGCCCTGACTTCCACAACCACTCCGATAGGGCTGCCCGATCCTTGTCGTATCCGGGCCACCGGAAACTCGCCTCATCAGTCATCGCGGACATTCCCCACGTGTACGGCCAAACCTCCGAGTACGGCCATACTTCTTGATACGCGAACTCGCCACGCTCATCCTCAGGCAACTCTTCGAACGGGAAGATCATCCGACCGGACACACTCACTCCTCACAACAGAACGAATCAGACCAATCTGAGCCTGCAACGACTCAAGAGCACGCTCCGTGAACTCGCGCTTCAAGTTCAGCCGCAATTCAATCTCCTTCACCGACAGTCGATTAGGATTCTTGCGCCGGGCACGTGACATGAGCCTCATCCGAAGTAGCGGGTATGAACTTTGAGGTAGCCGACGATCGAACCCACCGGATCAGCATTCGACCAATCACAGACGCCATCAGATTCGATGCAGTGTGACTCCACCGGGACCGCGAAAACCTCACGCTCACCAGACATGGTGGCTCCCGGAAGATTGAATGGAAGTTGCGTCTCGATGCCCGCGCCAGCCTGCCTCGGATCGGAGTACAGAACCCCTTCGACACCCGGCTTCTGCTCCTCAGTGAGAACATCACCGACAATCCGACTTCCCTGGCTGTAGCCCACCACAAGCGTGCCCTCAGGTGCTTCCGCCAACGCCTCACGCAACGCCTGCTTACCCGTATCCACACTCCGGTTGTAACTCGGCCACAAGACAGTTCCCGGATACACAATGTTCGTGACAGTGTCACCGGGATGAATCTCAGGTGCGTGGAGTACGGCCCCGTCTCGTCCTGTTCCGTCGACAACGATCACGTTGCGGGCTTCAGCGTTGGAGGCGAGGATGATTGGCGCGAACAGCGCTGCGGTGATGATTCCGATTGTTGCTGCGGCGATTGTCCTGCGCATCAATCCTCATCGCCGTCTTCGCCTTCGTCCCCGGATAGTGTGACCGCGAGACTGTACAAAGACTGCTCAGTGCCCAACCCGTGCAACATCTTCAGAACACTGACTGCGTCTTCGTACTCGACTGTCACCTTCACTGGGTGACCGTCGAATTCGGCGCTCATCGTGAGGATTGCGGGTCCGTCATCGTCACGGACAGTTGCGGGTTCAGGCTGAACGATAGTGACGCTCACAGATTTCTCCTTGGGATTGGATTGTGTGGGTGTAAAGGATTTGAAGGCTCTCAAGCCTGCATGCCAGTGCAGAGGCAGACGAGAGAGCCAGACGCATCACCCGCTTGGGGAGAGGCGTACGTGCCAACGGCAGGGTTCGAACCTGCGACCTCTCGGGCTTCAACCGAGCGCTCTACCAACTGAGCTACGTTGCCTTGGCAAGGAGTGCGGGAATCGAACCCGCGACTACGGTTTTGGAGACCGTCGTGATACCACTTCACCAACTCCAAGTGCACAGTGGAGGGAATTGAACCCCCGATGCCCGAAGGCGACGGATTTACAGTCCGCTGCAACAAACCAACAGTTGCCTCACTGGCTAGAGGCTGGGTGGTGGCCTGAACCAGACCACCACCCGCCAAGGCGGACCACGGGAACCACCCACAAGCTCACCGGGTCAACACCAACCTGCCGCGACTGGCCAACGCCCGCAGATTCTCACACCGACATGTGAGCTGTGCCCGCCCCGAGACTCGAACTCGGAACATCAGGATCTTGAATCCCGCGCCTCTGCCAATTGGGCCAGGCGGGCTTGAACCCCAATCATTGTGAAAGGGGCAGACAGTTTTACAGGCTCATATCCAGGAGGTGACAGCCGAAGCATCCCAGAGGATCGCCGGCATCTACGCGGGCAGAGAAGGAGATTGCCGCTACAACGCGGCTCCTACTTCCCCACCCGGAATTGGTGCGCAGAGAACTATTTCATCCCTCGCTACCGCTCTCTCGACCGGATTCGAACCGGTATCTCCACCCGCATTCAGGGGGTGTTCTGTCCATCCTCCGCCGCTACCCTCCAACGGGGCGATACTCGGGACACTTGAACTACGAGAGAACTCGAACTCTATCTACAGTGCAACAGACTCGCCATCAATACCTCCATCCGCATCCCTGCGAGCGAAATACTGGGTTGGCGAATCATTCTCATCGAGCCACATGATCCATGTGGATCCGTCATTGCGGATGCCTTCGATCCAGCCCGCAAATTCGCTGGCGATGGACTCGTTTTCGTAGCGGCCGATCGTAATGTTCTGCATGAATGCTCCTTTGACGGTTGTTGATTTCCGCCCAGCACATCCAGCCAGGTCTTGATGTGGGCAGTTTTAGTTCATATGCCCAGGAAAGGGGTGACAGCCGTAGCCGCAACCAGAACCGTTTGTCACGCCGAAGCGATCACCGGAATATGCGTCAGTTCGGCGGGTAGCGATAAATATCTGAGACACCCAACTGCGAACCAACTACAACCACAACACTAACTGCCCACCATCCCGAACCGGTTTACGATGCCCACGCCCCGGACCCGCCAACTCAAACCCACGCCGATTCCGAAACTGCAACTGCGAACCAGTCTGTCTGCGCTCACACAACACCCGTGCAGCACGCAACGAGTCCTTATCGAAATACCAACGCCCACCGCCCCTGCCGACTTTGACGAGTCCTTCTTTCCGCCATCGGTGCAGGGTTTTGGTGGATCGGTTGACGTAGCGGGTTGCGTCCCACACGTCCAGCCACACAGTCGCCACAACACCTCCCCACTAGTAGTACTCACCCCAAGACTGGCCGTGATCCCCACCGATCAACGTGACACCAACCAAAGGACCCACAGGCAACGACTCGGGCACAGCGATTCGCCGCACCTCATACTCGACAGGGAAATCGCCGGTGTACGAACCACCATGTCCAGCATCCCAGAACGCTTCCCGCGATGCCCGATTTAATTCTGCCGCAGACCGATCCGCCTCGTTGCGCGTCCGGAACCAGAACACTCGGCCATCCACGCTAACTGGGTCTTCAGACCAGTAGGGCGGTGAGTAGTCGCCGAATCCGCCATCTGTTCCGCGCCCCACATGCAGCACAAAGTATTCAGCCATCAACACCCCTATCTCTGGATCGCATGGTCAACGACATCGCCATACAACACATTCGCCTGAACTTTCGCCCACTCCACCACATGTCCAACGAGCGCAGCCCGAGCATCCCCGGTGTAATACGACTGCATCCCATTCGAATACGTCTCGGCCCACGTTTCCTGCGAGTACTTAAACGGAACACCATCCCGCGCAAAATTCCGCGCCAACGACGCCACCACCACATCGTCAACACCAGTAGCCAGCAGCTGCAGATGAAACACCGGTTCCCCAGACCGCGTATCCACCCACGATTCCCATACATGCCGGTCACCCAGTTTTGGTAGCTGACGGCGAATCTCGCGAACCGGGGCGAACCGGTGACCGTACCGATTCATTTCAACTGGATCATGAGTCGGAACTGTTGGCGCGGTTTGCTTTTTGCGGCAACCTTGGCCATCCAGCTCGGCCATCACAATAATGATCGCAGCCACCGCAACAACAAGCAGGATCCCGAGAACCAAACTGAGCTGCATCAAATCACCCCTTAGAACAAGGCAGGTTCCGCATCCCTACGAACCACAAAATCCTGCTCCGACGACAAAAACACATCCAACTCAGGCCACAACATCCGATTCACATTCCGAACCGAACGCACCTCCCCCACAAACCCCTCAGGAGCAACAAACCCGGTCGCCCCCAACAACCACGCACGAATATCCCGAACAGCCGTCAAATCGCCATACAACACCCCCCGCGGCACACCCTGCACACGCCACACCCAACCCCGATGAGGAATCCCCAACGCATCAGCCCACCGAAACAACACAGCAGCCTCAGCATCAGCACAATCCAACGCATCAACATTCAACGGAGGCTTAGACTTCGGACGCGCACCAGTCGACACACGCTCCGCATCCTCCACACGCTCAACATCCGACTGATCCCGACCCGCCGCAGCACTACTATTTGCGTACGCCTGCCGGCGAAGGAACTCGATCACATCCGGCGTATCCCGAACCAACTCAATCAACTCAGACAATGCGCCTCCAAAAGGTCGTTAAGTCACGGCCGGTCAACGTCAGGAATGATCACCTCAGGCTTGAAAATCACCCGATAGTGATCCGTACTCACACTCGCACCTTCAAGCTGCTCAACGAAGTACGAAACATTGTCCGACAACCCAAGGAAATGCTTCTTGAAACCGCCGCTCGTCTTGCACGTCACATCGAGTTTCCCGCCATCAGGTTCGATGGAGCAACGTCCTTCGATGGTGAGGAGGTACTTGTCAGTGATGCCGTTGAAGAACACGATTCAGCGGTCAATTTCGAACTGGTCGGCGGCTTTTGACAGGTTTGCGGATGCAACTTCTGCATCGGTGGAGCAGCTGGCCAGTCCGATTGCGGCGAGGGCTGCGGCGAGGGCGATGGCTATCTTCTTGCGGGTCATTGTTCTCCTTGTGTGGTGTGGAAGTGGTTTTGGAGGTGTTGCCGGCTCGTGAACGTGTAAGTGCTCATCCCGCATCCCCCGGAGTGAAGAGGACGGTCGCAGGGAGGGTGATCTCATCAGAGGTGTGCGGAAATCCTCGCGTCTGCGTTGCTTCAATCCATAGCGGTTTCCCAAGTGCGCCGTACTGTCGTTCCCAGGCTGAGCCTTGCTCGGACCGGATCACCGTGAACATTGGCAGCGCATCGAGTTCGGTCGCGCTGTTCACCGTGCGAGGCTTCGACCAACCGTCACGTTCGAGGTCTCGTGCCGCGCCTGCCCAGTCGATGGAGTCGCGGATCCCGTCTTCGTGCCAGAGTTGGCCGGTGAGGTTCGGGTTGCGTCCGTGGTCGTAGTTGTCGCCCACTGCATCCCGTAGCGCGTCTGTCAGTCCACTGTCCCTCGCGGGTGCGGCCTGTGATCGGATCTCACTCACAACGACTCCTTAGGTCGGTCGCCGCCGAGTGGCCACTGGATGCCGGAGCGGGACAGGTGATTTATGTGGTGGTGATAGGGGCGCATGCACGGGTCAGTCTCGGTGTAGTCGCCGCATGCGACGGCGTGGCACCAGACGCATCGCCACGAGGTGTGCGGCCGGTTGAATTGGAGGTACTCGTATGGTCGCCAGTCGTGGTCTGCGCCGCCGATGGTGCACATCTCCACATCGGGACTGTCTGCGGTCGCGACTTCAGGAAGCGCGGTGTCACTCACAACGACTCCTCAGAAGGCAGTTCGATTCGGGCAGTGATGATCAGCTTTGTGCCGGGAGGGAAGTCGGATGCGTAGGCTTTAAAGCCGGGGCCGTACGTGAATCCCGATCCACTGCTCCAAGACAAGCCGTCGAGATATCGGACTTCGCCAGGGAGGTCGATGCCACGTAACGGCCTCGCGACTACCTTTCCTGCGGTGAGTGTGATCGTCTGCTCGGGATTGTCAGCAGATAGCACTTCGTCGGGGTTGGTGTGTCGTACACAGCGATACGGGCTGCGTTGATATCGCTGGCGGATTTCGGTTTCTTCTCGCCGGGTGGTGGCAGTGGTGAATGACCGCTCCTTGCATCCTTCGAACGTGCAAGCAAGTCGGATTGTGTACTCACGTCGGCTCATTGCTGTTCCCCTTCCAAAGCTGCGCGGGCATTGCTGCGGACTGTTTGGTCGATGCGGTGGAGGTAGTTCGACCACCACACGTAGTCGGCTTTGCCGAGGACAGTTGGGTTGAGGTCTGCGGGTAGACCGCGGGCGGCGAGTTCCTCGACGTGTTCTCGTAGGCGCGCTATCCGCCCGTTGGTGTGCTGCTCCACCACCAACGCCACATGCGCGGGCCAATCGCTAGCGGGGCCCAGCCATCCGCAACCGCACCGAATCTCATTGGTCGCCATGTAGCGACCGCTGGGATCGTGCGCTGCGATGAGGTCGGTCAACCCCGGATCAGGCGCGTCAGTCATCGTTGCCACCACTTTCGTACTCGCTTCACCTGTCCGCCGATCTGCGAGTTGCATTCGTCGCAGGGTTGGAACACCCACACCGGATGCATGTTGTAGACGGCCTTGTTCTTAAAGCAGAGCCAGCACAGGAGGTTGTGGGTCACGCCCATACCCAGACTGCGAATGTCTATCTCCACCGGATCAGGCGCGGTCACGACGACACCTCGGTGATAGTCGTTCCATCAGGCACCGTGATGTGGATTGCGGGGTCTTCTTCGCGATCAGGGCGCTTTCCGAACCGGATAGGCCATTCGCACGGTCGGTCAGTGTTCTCGACTGAGAGTGTCCATTCGGAATCGCTACCAGCCTTGCAGTATTCGGCGCGGACGATCAGGCTGTCGCCGTGCTTCGGGTCGACGAGTAATCCCGTCCACGGGCCATAAGTGTTGAACTCTTCGCGGATTGCGCCTTCGAATTCCACGAGGTCGTCAGACGCTCCGTAGATGGTGACGATGCTTGTGTCGGTGCTCATGGTGTCTCCAATGCTTCGATAGTCGGGCAGGGGTGCTGGACGTAGTCGTCATTAGGGTCGCCGTCGTCACATTCCCAGGCGTTCACGATGTCGGGGTCGGTGCATCCACGGCAGAGGGTGTCGAACGGCTTGCTGTAGTCAATTGAGCCGTTGTCGTCGAGCAGGAACAGTTTCAGCGGTTCGTGCAGTGCTTGGACTCGCTCGACAGCCGCAACCAGGGCGGGGATTGCGTTGACGGCGTGCGCGAACAGTTCGGCGCGAGGTTGGCGCAGCTCTTCGTCGATGCCGTCGTTGGCGCTGATCATGGCGACCGATTCGTTGTCGTCGCAGATGTACCAGTGGTCGCCGTTCCGAACGCCGGTTGTCATGGCGACGAGGTTGCTCAGCTCAGCCTTTTCGTACAGCGCTTTCGCCTGCTCGATAATGTCGTTCACGGCTATTCCTTCCGATGATGTGGGCATGGTTCCGGCGAGCGGCCCGCAATCGCTGCGGCTTGCTGTTCGGAGCCGTCGTGGTACCAGCCCCGGTTGCCGCAACCTGCTGGCGGCGGTGAGCTTGAGGGTTCGTAGTCGTCCTCGGCTTCGGGTCCGCATTCCTCACCACATCCGGCGCACAGTCCCCATTCGATGTGCTCGTGAGTGCAGGGGCCTTCGTCGTCCTCCAGCGCTTTCGTGTGCTCATCCACCCCAGTCACGCCGCCACCCCCATAAACTGAGTCATCAACTGGCGGCCCACAAACTCTGCGTAAGCCGGCGGAATTGCCTCCGCGATCTCCTTGCGCACATCAGTCCAGTCGATGCCCATCGCCTGCTGCCATTGCACGACAGTGCCTTTCCCGCCACCATCGCCGTACACGGCGAAGTAAGGGCCGTCGAACCATTCACCGTGCCGGTATCCGGCGACCCTTCCGCGATGCTTCCGATGCGCCGGTTGCGTGACCTCGAAACCAGTGACCTCGAAGTAGCGGTGCCGGATCACGCCGAGCCCGAACATTTCCCCGCACAGGGTGAGGTCGCGTCGGAGGTCTGAGCCTTGGACGTTTTCGATGATCGTCGGCACCGCGAGTTTCGCGAATGCTGCGCGTGTGGCGGGGATCAGGTTGATGTGGTTGCCGGCGGTTGCTTTCTGGTTGCCTTTGATGAGGGTGCATGAGGCCTGGCATGGCGGGGAACCGTGTACGGCGTCGTACTTGTGTCCGTGTGCGGCGAGGTATTCGAGTGCGTCGCCTTGGATGAATGTGTCTCCGGCGTAGTTGGGTTGGGGGTTGATGTCGACGCCTGTGACGTGGAAGCCAGCGTTTTGGTATCCGCGGGCAGCGCCACCAGCACAGGAGAAAAGGTCGAGTAGTTTGATGGTCATGCTCATCCCTCCTCGGCCGCAACGAACGGGGCGAAATGCTTGTTGATGTACGCGGTTGGGAGGATCGCCGTTTCGGGAGTGACCCAGTTGTCGCCATCCCATTCCCATACGTCGCCATCACGATCGGTCAGTCGGCCAACGGTTTCCGGTACGTCTTCGATGCGCTGCCACGGTCCGGTTTCGGTGGGGGCAGGGACAACCGGCGAGGAGGCGGGGTTGTTCCACCTGAGACCTTCACGGTCGGCGTGGACGCCGGAATGTCTAGCGGGGAGTACGCACAGACGCACCGCGCACAGTTCCGCTTTCGTCTCCACTTCGGCGGGTTCGGCAGGGGCGGGCCTGTCGTTGCCGTCGTCATCGAACGGACCAGGTTCCGTGGTGAACGGATGGTAGTAGCTGACCCCCGCATGGTTGGTCTCGTTGACGTTGCATATAGCGCAAGGGGCGTCCTCGGCGGGTTCGGTTGCCGGGAACAGGGCGTCGACCGCGGCGATGAGCTGGTTCACGTGAGACCGGCCGTATCCGGTGAAGTTGCGGTAACCCCTCAATTCCTCCCGCGCTGCCCGCACGTCTTCCACCTGTTCGGCGGTGAGTGCCATACCGCCAGCAGGGACGAGACGGCCGGCGCCAACCAGGTATGCAAGAGCGCGCTCAGAGCCAGCTAGGGCAAACTGCTCCTCGGCATCGCGACCGCCCCAGGTTGATCCGGCGAACTGCATTGCAACCTGAGTGACGAGGTCTTCGGACTCGAGAGCGCGTGCGTTGTCCTCGTAAAACTGGGCTGCCGACTGGCCTCCATGGTGGCGGTCCACCTTTGCTGCGGTGCGGTATTCGTCTGCGGTGATGCTGCTCATTTGTTCTCCTAGTTCAATGAATTGATCACCGCCTGAGCGGGCTTATCCCGAATCACTACAACCGCCCGACGCAACGCCTCCACGTCATCCCGCAAATGCCCCAATAGTTGATTGCACGGCGAACACAGAAGGCTCCGAACACATTTGCCGCACGATTCCCCGCCAGGGCAGCAGCTGTGGTCGTGGTCGACGGCGAGCATCCGCGCTTTACCTGACGCTCTTTGGCAGATGTAGCAGCGTCCGCCTTGTGCCGCCAGGATTGCGGGGTACATGCCTGGCGGCAGCTTGTAGGTGTTTTCGACGTAGCGTGCGTGGTTTCTGACTCTGGTGGCTGTGCGTTTGGCGCGGTGGTGCGTCATGCAGCGTGGCCCTGGTACTGGTTTGCCGGTTCGTTTGTCTGTGGCAATCGGCCGGTTAGTGGTGATGTTTTCGGCCACGCAGTCGATGCACGGTTTCATGTTGCTTTGCTGGCGCGTTCCAGCATCTCTTGCTTCAGATAGCAGGCGAGGTCCAGAGCTTCCTCGTATGCGTCCTGCAATGCATCTCTGCCGTTGTGTGGCCGCAGTGGCTGTCCGTACGTGCGGATGCCTTGCGCGAGGCGTTGTTCGAGATCTGCCTGCACAAGGTGGTGGACTATCGGTTCGGGGTTGGGTTTGTCCCATGCTTCGGCGGGATCCGCGCCAGGATCACTGAATCCATCATGCCGTGCTGGCACTTCACGCGTCCACTTCCACGCCTTCAGTGCCCCTGCCAGTGGGCAGGGCACCCACGTTGCGCCTTTGCTGTCGATGTGGACGGCACTGTCGTGGATGTCGGGGAATCCGAATTTGGCGGAGGCGAACTTCGGCCACAGTTCATCGAACTCACGAATATCAGGCATCGTCTACCGCCCGAACCGTAAGATCGCAGCCTTCAAGCCATTCCATGACACCGCCGATATCTCCTTCGATCCAGCATGCGCGGACGCTGTACTGGTCTTTCGGTGGAACGGTGTATTCAACTGTGACTTTCATCAGGCCGCCAACCCCTTCGGCAAATGATCGTTCTCGATCAACACTTTGAAACCCTGACGCGCAGCCGGCAGATACACAATCACACCCTCAGGACGATCGAAATCAGCTACACGCGAACCAGACTCAGCCAACTCCGCAACAGTGTCATCCACCGCATTCGTAGTGAAATCGCCGCGGTACAACACCGGCACCACACCCAACGAGTCGACAGCCGCCAGCTCATCAGCATGTGACTGCCAACGATCCGCGTTGAACAAACTGAACCGCTTGTCGCCGTTCTTCAGGCCGTAGGTGCGTTGGATTCCGCTGCCCCACCATTCGCCGTAGTGATATCCGGGTCCGAGGGTGTCTGCGAGTGCGCCGGCATTGGCGTAGACCCAGCGGGCGAATCCTGCGTTGTCGTTGTCTGGGGTGACGATTCGGTTGCGTGATTGTGCGCCTACGAATGTTTGGTCGTCGTTGACGTAGATGCAGGCGTTTGTGCCGTCGATCTTTTCGGTGATGACGATGGATCGTTTGAGTCGTGGGGTTTTGGGCCAGGGCTTGAATTCGAAGTCACTCATGTTCGGTCTCCTGTTCTGGGTTGGGGATGCCGTCGAATGGGTCATCGGGTAGGTCTCTGCAGTGCCAGCACCATTCGGGTGGGAACTCGGATCGGACACACAAACCATCAACAAGGGTCATTTGCCCACTTCGATTCGTAGTTCACGGATTTCGGCGATCAGCGTGTCGACGGCGATCAGAAGTTCACCTGTCGCGGACTCGTGGTCGCTCTGCCCTATGGATTCGAGGGCTGTGTCTACCCACGCTTGTGCTCGTTCTAGCCGTTCACTCACGGTCTGCGCTTTGCGTCGTTGCGAGTGTGGCGTGAACCTGCGCCATTGCAATGAGATTCGAGACACTGAGGTGCTGGTATCCGTGAATGCATGTTTCGGCGACGTCGAGATACTCCTTCGCAGCACTCTTGTGGTCACTCATGCTGCGATGTCCTCCACCGGCACCAACTCATACCCACAAGCAGCCAACGCCTTCTCATGAGAACGAACAGAACCCTCAAACAACGGCACACCCCCAAACCGCGTAAACACCACAGTCGACGCACGCTCAACATCCGGATCAACCGCATCCGGTTCGATGATCGTCCACACCAGCAACTGTTTGCCGTGGGCTGTTGGACCGTCTTCGATGTCGTAGATTTCGGCGTGGCCGGCGTATCCGTTTGCGGGTTGCGCTGTGGGCCAAGCGATCGCACTAGTTGCCATTGAGCCAGTCCTCCAATTGGTTTCGGACTTCTGCGGGCAGCGTCTCGGGCCGCACTTCCGCTTCACTGGGTCGGTCAACCACGTTCGTCCACGACCGAAGCTTGATGGTGTACTCCACTACGTCGGAAGTGCCGCTGTAGTTGGTTGGGAGTCCTTTGGATTTCACCTTGGTGACTCTGGTGACGGTCAACTCATCCTCCTTTGGGCATGAGAAAGGGAGGACCACATCTGTGTGATCCTCCCGTGCAGGTGTATTCAGTTATGGGCTATGCGTTTGACCATCCGTCATCGCCGCCACCGTTGTTGCTCTTGCGCTTCGGAATCGGGCCCGAGACCGTCCGAACCGTCAACTCAGCCGACTGGCGAGTCTCCCCATCCTTCTCGTACGGACGGATGTAAAACTCACCCGACAGTTCAATCTCAGTCTTCGCATCGAAGTTCTCCTTCACGAACTCCGCGAGTGGACCCCATGCGGCGCAACGGATGACTGCGCTCTTGTCCTTCTCCCACTGCCCTGTCGATTCGTTTTTCTTGTCTTTGTTGAATGCGACGGGGAAGTTGGCGACGGGTCGGTCGCCGATGAATTTGAGTTCGATTTCTCCGATGATGAAGCCCTTGCCGGAGAGTGTGCCGAGTGCCATGTGTTGTTCTCTTTCGTTAGATGGTTTGTACTACAGAATGTTTCAGGAGTTTCACGATCGTTCGACCATGTCGCCGCACTGGGAGCAGTGCCAGCCCCAACTGGACATGCCATTGACGTCTGGACCCCGTCGCCAGAACGTGGTCCGCTTGACGAATCGACCACATACACATTGCATTTGTCGGGCGCGCCGTTTAGGTTCCAGCGCTTCAGATGCCTCCAGTTCGGCGCCCTCTTCGGGTGTCATGATTCGCCAAACCAGGTTGGTCATGCGTTCATGCCGCGGAACCGTCGCACCTCGAACCAGAACGTGTCATCGCCGATCCGGAAGGCGAAGCCGTTCCAGTTCCGCCAACTGACCTCATCCTTGAGTATCAATCCGGGGCCATACACCCAGTGGAAGCGCGGTCGCAAGCGGTGGCGCGAGGTGGTTTTCGTCAGTTTCATCTACTCGATGCCCCATTTAAAACCCCGGTAATGTCGGGTGCGGTCCACCCGTCCGGCTTCAGAATCTTGTTGGTCACCGGATCGCGAACTACCACCCCATCAACAACTTTCGCCATGTTCGATCGCTGCACCTCATCCCACACAGCCTGCAACGGAATCCCATACCAACGCGCCATCTGAACCAGACGATTGATCAACGTCTGCGCATCCCATTCAATACTCGCGAGAGCACCTGAATTGACGGCGTCTGAGAGGCGTTCAGCGGTCGACACCAGATCTCGTACGCTCTTCATGCCGAAGAGTCGATCCAGCAGCCTCGGAGGAATAGGTATTTCCCAGTCATGAAACATGGCCCGGTCGGGGTCAATTCCGTGGCGCAACACCAAACCTACTGTCACATAGATGGAGTCTGCAAGCGCGTCAGCGATCTCGACTAGGTCAGATTCTTTGACGGCCTTCTCAAGTTCGTCTAGTTCTTCAGCGATCAGATTCAGCGCTAGTACTGCGTCTTCGCTGCTTATTCGTCCCGGTTGCAGGTTCATTTGCACGCCACACGCCTCGTTGAACGCACGCACATCCCCGAATACATCAATTCTCTCGCCCGCCAGGACCACACCAGATTTAGCCACAAACACTCCTACTCATAGTTACCCAATACGTGCGAAATGCGGACGCCACGGCAACACCACCGTCGTCAACGGCCCCGTCCGGTTCTTCCCCAAAATGACCTGAACCTCACCAGTCGCCATACCCTCGATCTCCTCGTGGTGAAGCAACATCACAACGTCCGCGTCCTGCTCCAAACTGCCGCTCTCACGCAAATCCGCAATCGTCGGAGGCCGCTGATCCTTCGCATTCCCACGGTTCACCTGCGCCGCAGTGAGCACCGCAATATCCAACTCTCTGGACATCAGCTTCACAGCCTGCGAGATCTGCGAAATCTGCTCCTGCCGAGACACTTTGCTATCCACCGGCTTCAGGATCTGCAGATAGTCGATTGCAACGAAATCCAAACCATGCTTCGCCTTCACCATCCGCGCCTGTTGCCGGATCTTCTGGATCGTCATGTTCGGATTGTCATTCACCATCAACGGCATGCACCCGGCCTTGTTGATCCACTGCTGAATGCGAGGATCAGCGGATTCCGGTATCGATCGTTTTGTGATGCTCCCGTACTCGACTTCAGCGCCTGCAGCGATGATCCGTGATGCGATCTCTACACGCCCCATCTCGACTGTGTAGATCAGGCCCCGAGCGCCCTTCTGCGCCGCGTACGATGCGAAGTTCGTGATACCCAACGACTTGCCACCACCTGGCCTACCTGCGATCAGGTACGAACGCCCTGAGTGCAGTCCGCCAGCGAGCTTGTCGTTCAAGTCCTTCCACGGCGTGGGAACTATCTCCGCCTGAGTTGCGGGCTTCGTCACCCATTCCGACCACTCGCCAACAAGGTCATCCCAAGCTGTCAGCCCTTGCAGGGATTCTTGGGTGGTTTGGGAGTCGAGAGCCCGATACAGCGCACTCAATGCATCGTCCGCGGTCATCGAAGATGCTTGCTCAAGGGCGAGTTTCATCTTCGCGATCATCGTGATTTGCCGCGCTGAATCGTCAGGTTGGAAGTCGCTGAGGCTGTGTCCGTACCCGATATGGTCGGCTGCGTCCTTGCCCTCTTTGGGCTTCACAATGGATACGTCTGCATGGCCGGCGAGGAGTTCCACGAGCTGTTTTGCATGTTCAGCGCCGGGGGCGTCCATGTCTCGCACGATGATCACCTGTTTGCCGTGGAGCGGGCTCAGGTCGAACTTGTGCGCCTTGCCTGCGCCCATCGCGGTGCATGTCGCTGTGCCGCCCTGCGATTGGATGGCCCGAACATCCTTCTCACCTTCCACGACGTAGACCGTGGAGGCGTCTGTCAGTTGTTCGACATCGAGGAGCTGATTCCCTGTGGTGTTTCCTGATTGCCGGAACTGTTTGTCGGTACTGCGGTGGACTTTGCGTCCGTCGGGATACTCGTAGGCGACACCGCTTGGGCTGTCGAAGAGGTCTGCGAGTTTCAGGCCAACTGCTTGGAGGACTGTTTCTGTGTCGTCGTTTCCGTGGCAGTAGACGAGGGCTTGTTCGCCGATGTCGGTGATGGACACTGAGTAGTCGGCTTGGGAGTGCCCGGGTGCTTGTGCTTGGGCTTTGCCTGTGCCGACTTCTTTGACGTTGAGGCCTTCGTTGCGGAAGGCGTCGATGATTCGTTGGTATGCGATCACCAGGGGTTCAGTTTCTTCTCGAGGATGTTGTCGATGAGCATCTGTTCGTTCTCGCTGACCCAGGCGTTGAGTCGATGGATCAAATATTTCTTGTGGTCGTCGCGGACAACTGACTCAGGGATGGCGAATAGTGGCTCCTCAATGCCCGCCTGCATGCCGATCGCCCCCGAGTAGGGGTGCTGGCACCACTTGCGCAAAAATTCTCGTGCGTGATCCGCAGACGACCATGCGGGCTGAGACTTGCAGTAATCCACCACATCGCCCGGCAAAATCTGAAACGCATTCGGCTTCGCATAATGAGCCTTCACCGCAGCCAACGCCTCCGCCGGCCAACACGCATCCTCCAAGACCGCGTGCCATGCCTCCAGTCGGTCATCACTGAAATTCGGCAACCGGTTATCCATCGCCTTAGCTCGACGCATAACCGCCCGAACATCATCTTTAGTCATTGCCATTACCAACCACCTAAACCTTCCCCACCATTCGAACCCTTGCCGTTAACTCCAGACCTCGCCAATAAAGTTGGGAACTGGGCACGAAACTTTTTCATACTCAAAATATTTCCAGCCCAGAACGAATCCGACTGACACCAGTCGATAACCGCAATAGCTTCATCTTCAGAAACTTTGTCGGTATCGAGCAGGAGTCGGGCATGGTCCTTCCACTCCTTGGACACCACAGGCGGAACCTTGAATAAGCCGTTCTCTTCGATCCTTCGGAGCAAGTGAGCACACAGCCTTGCCACGTCGTCTCTGTCGTTGCGATCAGGCTTCACCCGTGGCGGAGAATCCGCTACGAGAGAGAACTGTTCCTCTGTTCCCCTGTTCCCCTGTTCCCCTGTTCCAGGCGCGACACCCTCGCGAGGGCTCGCGACACTCTCGCGAATAATTGACTCCTTGTAGTCCATCGTGCCGTCTGGCCTGGGCAAACGCCCCTTGCCTGGCTTGTCGATGCGCTGAAGTGAGTCCCAATTGGAGATGTAGACGAGGGGCTTCCCATTGGCCGTGTAGCGGTGCAGCAAACCTGCTTCGGAGAGGTGGGTAATGGCTTCGGACACCCTCGCGAGGGTGTCGCGAGGGTTCGCGACCATGTCGCGAGAGAACACGTCACCGACGATTAGGGCGATGTCATCTTTGCCCACGCCGTTGTCATCTACGTACGACTCCAGGCCCTTCAACACAAGGCGTGCATCCCAGTCAACTGATGCGACTGTGCTCGACCGCCAGAATTCAGGCTTGGTCGATCGTATTCTCATTCCATCCAACCTCCCTCGTCGTCTAAAAGGACCCAAGTTCCCCGATAAAGAATTGGCTTAGAAATAGCGTCCTCGAATTTGAATACCAGCCACCCATTGCCCATGGCCTGCATTCTTTTTGATTCGATTGCGGAATGGCAGTGGTAGCAAATGAAGAAGAGGTTGGAGCATGCATTTGCTGATGGATCCCTTGTCCCGCCCATGCCGCGGGGCTTCCGGTGATGCATCTGCTCAGCCGCACCCATGCCGCAGCATTCACAATCCCCGCCTGCACGCTCCGTCACCAACTCCACCGTCCGCCTATCCGGCCCCGTCCTTCGCCCGGCCACGCTTCCTCCTCTGAGACTCACGATCCCGACACGTCGTACACACACCCGACCTCCGAATCCCCAACCGCACACGCCCACCCAACGGCCCCGTCGACCCAAACCTGCGCGCACACAACGAACACGCCACCGGATCGTCAAGCCTCGGAGCAATACATGACCTACACGTCGACAAACTCGACCGAACCAACTCACCCACCGTTGCGGGCTCATCCGCATACCTGATCGAACGCCCGCACACCACGCAATGACTCAACGCTGCAGAACGGCGCGGCATATGCCCCCGCTCCCGCCGACGCTTCCTCTGATAGCAGGACATGCACTTGCCCTGTGCGCCTTTGCAAACCCATCCACGCGGCTTACCTTTCGCGAGGTGACCTTTGCGATACATGCTGCGCCCACAGTCCACACAGGATCCGCCGTACCAGTCATTGACTTGTTCGCCCTCTGCGATGGAAAGGAGCTGCGCGAGTGCGCTACTCATCGCAAATGATCCCCGCCCGAACTACGCCGGACACGTGGATGAGATCCGGTTCTTCGAACGTCCCCAACAGCGCAGTCATGTCGATTGGCTTCACAGCATCAGCAGCGCAGTCCCGCAGAACGGGGCAGCCAGCGCACAACTCGCGAGCCGCCCCGACAGGATCATCGGCAGGAAGGTTGGTCACGTACCAGAGTTCAGGATCGGCGGTCAGACATTTCGCTTGTTGTTGCCAACCCATGTTGTGTTGTTCCTAGTTGTCGGTGGCGTGGTAGTTGACGCCCGCATTGAATTGGACCTGATCGATCTCGTCCGCCCGGAACTTGCGGTTCAACCCGCGCAACGCTGTCAACGGGATCCGATACTGTTCTGCAAGGTTTTCGGCGATCCTGTGCGCTTTGGACAGGTTGTCGTTGCGTTGTTGCAGGGTGTGGATGTATTGGATTGCGTTGTGGATGTCGGGTTCGCCGGCGTGGTTGTAGGCGAGTTCGTCGACCTCTTCGGGTGTCATCCGAGATCACCAAGGACTTCGATTGCACCTTTACCTTGCACCACTTCACTCCAGTAGAACCGCGTCGAAGAGTCGAAGCACCTTCCATCAGAGCTGAAGAGCCAATAGTCCTCAGACTTGCGTTTGAACAGGTCTCCGTCTTCATCGCGTGCGTACGTGATGTCTTCCGGTTCAGGATCACCTGGTTTGAAGGTGCGGGGTTTCGGTTCGTCCAGAACTTCAGTGAGCGGCCCGTAATGCTCAAGCCAATGGTTCCACGTGCAGTGAGTGCGATTCGATTCCGCGACCTGCCACCACGTTAACGGCCCATCATAGGATTCCGGGTCGATTGCATGGTTGCCGAACTTGAGAGAAACCACAGCACCCAGGGGTCTGTTGGAATTGAAACCACCATTGGAAGTTCCACGAAGCGTGATGGTGTCCCGATCAGCAGGCTCACGATCACCAACATTGAACACACGCGGCACACCCGGGATCATCGCCGCCAAATCTCCAAGCGACTCGCCCAACGCAGACTTAGCCTCCACCGCCATACGCAACCACTGACCCGGATCCCGCGACGACAACAACTCCCGCCGCACACCATCGTTGTAATACGCATTCCGAATCGCCGCAGCCAACTCCACAACCTCAGCAGGCTGCGCCTCCACCAACCGCACATGAGCGGCCCGACCACGCAACTGCTGCGCCGCACCAACAAGATGCACAGCCTCAGCATGCTCAGCTACAGCCTCAATCTGATCCGCCGTCACACTCATACCGCAACCTCCATCAAAGGGAACTCGTAGTCAAACCAGCCAGCGCACAAAGGCTCTGGACCTAACTTGGATGTATTCGCCGAGAGGAAACCCGGCTGATCGTCCGACGCGACATCACTGAACAATCCGTTCGCGTGCCGCACATACTTGATTCCGTCTGTGCATTCGACTGCTTCAACGTCATCGGGAATCAGATCCCCACGCTCGAACACCCTCACGGCCTGCCCCTTCCGGACAAATCCATCTCACGACGCAAATTCACCGACCGCGTAATCAACGTGTCCTTCTCCTCCGAACGCGCCTTCACCCGAGCCTTCGCATGACGCAAAGCAGACTTCGCAGCCTGCAACACCTTCCGAGACTCAGCCGTCTTCAAAAACACCTGCGCCTCACGATCAGGCGCAGTCTTCCCATCCGCCTCCAACCGCGCCCACGCCTCAGCCAACAAATGAGCTTCAGTGGCCTCATCGTGGGCACCCTCGATCGACTCCAACAGATCAGGCATTTCCTGGAAGAACTGTTCGAGTTCGTAGAGTCGAGCGTTGACGTAGGCAGGCGAGGTGGGATCGAGTTGCTCAGAGAGGAGAACGTCTCTCACTTCGTCACTCATCGCCACCGCCTAGAATGGTGGGATCAGGGCAAGGACCGAACGCAACACAACAGGATCCTTCTGCGAATTCAAAGGACCCTTACCGCCAGCCTCCACCACCAACGCAGTCACATCAGAAGGTTGCAACTGCGCGTCCTTCGCCTTCGCGACAATCTGCGCCCGAAGATCCGACGCCACAGCATCATCCGGACTCGACTTCGCAGCAGGCTTCGACGCCGGCCTCGCAGCAGGTTCACCACCACGCTCCACATAATCCGAATCAGGATCAGGCTCATCAGTCGGCAAATTGAACACCTGCAACAGCACCGTACGATAAGCAACACTCATCGCCTTAGCCGTCGCCTTATCCGCGAAATCTGTTGCCTCAGCGACCACCACAGCATCAATGCGGTCACCCTTCGGACCAATGAACTCATAGGCAACCTCAACGATCACCCACGCCTGCCGCTTACCATTCCCGGAAGTAATCTCCCGATGATCGGCCCTCTTCACAACCGGCGCGATCACCAATCCATGCTCACGGATCGGCGCAGCCAACGCATTCACCACCGCATCCACGCCACGAAAATTGAAGTTCTGCGACGTGTTCCGACCATCCTTCCCAACATGCGACACCTCACGCATGATCGCCGTAATCGTCTCCTGCACACTCAACGGTTCACTCACGCCACAACCTCCAACGGCTTCATCTTCCGAGCCTCACGAACCCGCACAGCCAACTTCGCGAACTCCCAACCAGCCCCAATATCAACCGAATACGCAGCAGCAGAAGGAGACTTCCCCCGAATCGGCACATGAATCAACACCGCCTCCGACAAATCCAAATCCGCATGCAACACCTCACGAGCACCAGACACCTGGTCATAACGCTCACCATGCGCATACGCAGCAAACTGAATCGCAGCCTTCAACGGGTACCGCGGATCCGAAGCACCAGTCTTCAAATCACCAATCTGCACACGCCCAGACCGCTTATGCCGCAAAAGCTTGTCGAACGAACCAGCCGCCTGTAGTTCGTCCACAACCACAAACTCTTCAGCAGCCAGCACCTCGTAGTCGGACATCACCTCCCGGTAGCAGTCCATCCACGGCTTGAACTCCTCCGGCATGAACTCAGGCTCACCGCCCGCATCCACAATCTCCGTGAACTCGTGAAACGCCGTCCCCTTGCCCGATCCGTCATCCGACGACGCAGCTGTCTGAGCACGCGAAACGAGCTGCTTCATCTGCGTCTTCGCCTGCGACCACGGATCCTTGTACTTGGACACCAGTGAAGCGACCTGCGCGGCGACGGACTTTTCGCGGATCAAACCGACAGCGGTCTGCGCTGCCAGCCAATCCCCCAGGTTGGATTTGTCATCGAGTGCGCCGGCGAGTGTCGATACTCGGGTGTAGCCGACAGCGTTGACGGGTGTTTTCTTTTTGCCTTCGTATTTGAGCGGCTGGCCGTCTGTGGTGACGAACGGCCTGCCGTACTGATCCCTTACCACGGAATAGTCCGTCATGCTTTCACCTCTGCGAATGGTCCGAAATCATCGACATTCTGATGGCCCCAACTCAAGCGGCGGTCAGTGACTGTGTTGTCATGCCATCCGACGCGCACGTCCCCGTTGTCATTGCGGAGATACCAGCCTGTGCCTTTGCGTTCGCGGATCCACTGACGTGGTCCGTCGACTTGGCGGAAAGTAGTTCCGTCTGGGATGTCCTGTGCCAGATACCAGATCACGCAATCACCTCAGAGAAAGGGCGGTAGCCGTCGACAATCGCGGCACGCCATGTAGACCTCCGGTAACCACCCTCATGCCAAGGAAACTCGGTGTCCGAGTCCTTCACCCAGTAATCGTTTCGAGGGTTGCCAGTGTTCGTGAACTTGACTCCGACAGGGATCTCTTCGACGGAATCCCATTCCCTTGTCCACGTCAGTGAAGCCGGATCAATCCACTGATCGCAAGGACCATCACCGCCGACGAGTTCTCCATGCACCAGAACATCACCGTCAATGTCCAGCTCGGCATCCACTACCGTGGCAACCTGGTCGGGCAGGAGGTAGCAATCCCCGCCGTCAGCAGTCTGGACCGGACCGGTGATGCGAACCTTGTCGCCAACCTTGAACTGGTGCGGCTCAGGCGCAGACTCCGACTCAACTGCCGTCTCGTCCTCCACAAACGGAGCAAACTGATCCGCCCACGCAAACACACTATTCGGACCCCGGTTCACCGGCTTATCAAACCGAGCGCACAACAGATCCCCACCACTCCACCACACAACGTCACCCTGACGATCAACAACCCTCAAACCCTCAGGGACATCGCGGAACGTCTCAAACCGGCGAGCCTTACTCAGCTTCGCCCCCGGATTCAGCACACCGAACGCGAACGCCGCATAGTTCAACTTCAAGGCATGCGGCAACTCATCGAACGAGTTGATGTCGCGTTCGCCAGTCGAGCGGTCAACTTTTGGGTTGTGCTGCCGCAGCGCATTCCAGCCGGCCTCTGCCGCAGCGGTACCACCGTAAGCAGCGAGCACAGCGGCTTGCTCCGACGCTTTCTCTTCAGCAGCCTCAGCCTCAGCCAACTCCTGCGCAGCCTCAGCAGCCTCCAACTCCCGAGCCTTCAACTCCTCGCCAACAGAACCCAACCACGCCGCCGCATAACGAGCCCCATAAACATTGTCAGGCAAGCTACGGACCAAATCACGCGCCGCCAAAACCTCAACAGAAGTCATCAAACACCCTCCACCACATTGAAAACCGAACCCGACACCAACACACACGGAGACACATGCCCCGCAACCAACACACAATCCCGACCAAACTCCGCCGCCGCCACCTCAACCACATCAAAATGAGGAGACGCAGCCGGCACATCATCCGGATCAAAACCCAACCCCACCAACGGCGGATCCAACACCGGAGGACCACTAGGAACACTCACAACACACCCACCATCTGAGACCACACCAACAGATAAGAAACCATCAAAGCCCCATAGAAACGCCACTCATTCACAGACACAGCAGATTTCACTGCACCCACCCCCTGAACCGCGCATACGCATATGCACCCAAAAGCATCGTCGCCCCGAAAGCTCCCTTAACCCAGTCAGGTTCACCCTCCGGGTCTTCGTCAGGAGGAACTGTGGTCATCGCCGGATCCGGAACTTGCGGGCCAGAAAGTCCGGAAACCAACCCTCACCATTGATCAGCACATCCATGTCAGCGGCTGTGCCAGCAGGATCCGCGAACGTCACGTTCTCCTCGCACCATTCGGGATCAGCCGCCAACCTTCGGTCAGCCTCAGCTTCAAGCTCGCGCTTCGTCATCTTGGTCAAGTCACGAATAGTCATGCCGCAACCCCCTGCCACACAACAGCACCCGAATGCGCACGCCGAGAAGGTGCCCGACCAACCTCCACCACACGCCCCGCAGTATGCGCAGCCAACACCAACATGCCACCCAACCGTGGCTCAGCCAACGTCGGCAACATCTCCACAGTGAACGGAACACCCGACTCGATCAGGCGATCCGCCACCCGACGAGCACGCGCCTGATACGCCGAATCAGTGTCAACACCCAGCTGATTCAGACGTTTCACCATCACATCAGGCTTGGTGTACCCCAACTTCTCGGCGATCACAGTGTTCTCGTATCCGAAAGACCGGAAATGCTTGTACTCGTGGATCAGATCCGAATCCGTGTACGCCATCAGACAGCCACCTTCATGATCCGAACCAACTCAGCCAAACCCACAGGCGTGAAACGCAACTCAACCGGCACCGGAGAAACCGACGCCATCGAATCCCCTGCAATCAGATACTCCGAAACACACTCGCGAGGGAACCCGAACCCATCAGTCCACGCCGCACCCGTATTCAAAAATCGGTGCAACCGGATCGCGTCAGTGTCGATACCGTGATGCTTCAGATGATTGACAGCCTCGAAAACGCTGTAGGTGACGTCTTCGAACACCTCAGTGAGCGGAAAGTCTTCGTCTCCCCAGTAGGAATCGGTAGTGTCGCTCGTGCCCCAGCCGCCGTTGTGATTGACATGCAGATATCCGAACTTTCCCGTCTCCTTGCGCTCCACAACCTGGAACGACTTGTTGCCTTCGTTCGAGACACGGAGTCGCTTCACGTCATCAGGAATAGTGTCGCCGCGCTCAAACACGCGGGGAGTGAGCACGTACGGAATCGGTGCGTCAGAAAGTGCATTGAATCCTGCTGTCACCGAGTCACTGAACAGCCCCGAGAACTCAGTTCGCCCCTCGAATGTGGCATCCTCAGCAGCCAAATCAGCAGCCCGCTGACGCGCCTTGTCCAACTCCAGCTGCGCACTATCCACATCCACCTGCGCCCGCTCAGACGGACTCAGCTCAGACGCAACTTCCGCCCTGGTCAACACATCCAGCGGCGTCTCAAACGGCACCGTGACGTAATGAACAAGCTTCGCGAGCGCCGACTGCATGTTTTCCCAAACATCACGACGAATTGATATAGTTTCCATTGAATGGTCCTTTGAGTGGGATGTTCGTAGGCCCGGCCACTGGTGGTGCAGTGCCGGGCCATTCCATTTGGTTTGAATCAGAGAAGAATCAAGCTGCGAGCCGGCCGCGCCGAATGAGCAACTTCCGCATCGGATCAACCGCATCAGGCTTCAACGTCGGAGTAAACGCCATCCGATCCTCAGCCTTACTGTTCTTGTAGCCATGCGGAATCACCCTGAACCAATCCGCATACTGCTGATACGGCCTACGATCCGGCTGCAACACACCCTCCTCCTTCAGGTGCTTGAAGAGTGTCGTTCTGCCGATGCCAAACATGTTGGCGACACCGCCCATCTTCAGCGTCCCCTCGGCATCAAGGAAGCGTTCGTATTCGGCGGCAAGTGGTTCCAGCTCAACTACTTTGGTGTTCGCTTCGAGTGCAGCTGCTTCAGCCTGCAAGGCCCGTTCGTGCAGTGCCGCAGCTTCTCGCAATGCTTCTGCGTATGTCTGCGGGATCTGCGATTGCACTAGCTCGGCTTCGCGAGTCTTGATCGCAAAGTAGGCCTGAGCGGCTGCAACCTCAGGCTTGTTCGGGTCGCCGTTCATTGCTAGGAGGTACGCGGCAAAACGAGAGAGGGCGTAGTCCAAAGTGGCTGGCCCACCCCCAGGTGGCGTTTTACGGGATCCCGTAAAATGACTGGTCACGTCGTGGCCTTGATTCTTTGCCGATTGCATGGCCCTGGCGACAGGCACTTCGAATGCCTGCCACTTGGCGTAACCCATCATCGGCATCAAGTCACGCGCTGACCAGAATTCAACGCCATCTGGTCGAACCTTGCGGATGGAATCAAACGGCGACTGCACATCCACGGAAACAAGTTCCGTCACAACAACCTCCAAGAATGTAGTAGTGGGTGTAACCGTGCCCTGGCCCGACTCGAACGGGACCGCCAACCAAGGGGCAGGACCACCAAACTGTTCGACGCATTTACCTCAACAAAAGTTGGTGTAGGACAACCAGTCCCGTATCCCGCGCCAAACCGTGCAGCAAACACCCCAACCCGCAAACCCTGCAACCACCACCCCCGCAGACAAGTCACATCAGGGTTCAGACAGTCACGACAGGCCCACAAAGGTCAGGCACCGCTCGTAAAACACACACTGTGGAATTTTCGAAGGACATGCAGCAACGGGTATCCATTTGCCACCACCACCCGTAGGCGACTCGGCAAAAACCCGCGCTTAAGAAGCCGTCAGAGACGGTTGAAAGAAGTTGTTGTGCAAAACCTCAGACCTGAGGCTGCGCGTCCCGCACGGGAATCGAACCCGCACAAACCATTCGGGACCTCCTAGCTCACTCCCCGCGAATCCAACGATCAAGCGCCTCAGGGGAAATGAGCCAAGGACCCTTAATCTTGTTGCGGCGCTTACGCTGATGACCCTCAAGCTCGCCCGATGTCAACGCCGCATACACATGTGTCCGGTTACATCTTGCGATCTCAGCCGCTTCAGCCGGCGTCATGTACTGCGTCATACCGAACTTCTCTGCAGCCTTCATGCCGCTGCCAACTTTCGGTCAACTCGGACCTCAACAACTTCAACGATGAAGTCCCAGGGAATCTCCAGCCGGAGCCTCAGTCCGGCAACGATGCTTTCGGACGCCCAGGTACGTCCAGCCATCGCATCGAAGAAGGTGGTACGACCCGCCCCGATGAGGGTTGCGAGGTCTGAGGTGCTTCCGATGCCCTTAACCGTCATTGCGGCTTCGATGGCGTCTCGACGGAGTTTGAGGTGGGTTTTCGTGATCGGCATGACACAACTATGAGTTGGAAGGTTCGGAATGTCAACCATGTAGTTCGGATTTCCGAACTCTGTTTCAATCATTCGGCCCTAAGCCCTGTTCGGCGAACTTTGACTAGTTCGGAATTCCGGACTACTATCCGTAAATATGAACATGCCACTCGATGTCTACATCTCGCACAAGTTGGGTCGTCGCGTGACAGGCGTCGAGATGCAAGAAGCTGTCGGACTAGGTAAGACCACATACAGCGAGCGCAAGAAGTCCGGCTTCTCCATGGAGGAGATCGTCAAGGTCTGCGAACACTTCCACGAATCCCCAACCCTGGCCCTCATCGATCTCGGGTACCTGAACTGGGACGACGTGGTCTACGCATTCGCTCATTCGGACGAAGCGCTGGAAAGAGCTGCGATCACCGGAGACCCGATAGCGATCTCGTTCGTCCACAGGCTGCGTGGAGATACGGCCGAGCAGAAGCTGAACGACCTGCTGAAATTGAACGAACAGATGAAGCCTGAGGTGAGCGACCTGGCTGCACGTCGAAAGATGGCCGAACCGCCCACATACGACCCCACCTACAAACCGGACTTCAGCGAATACGACGCAGCCAGCCACGGAGAAAAGCAAATCATCCCCGAAAATGGTTTGGAGTCACCGTAACTTGGCGTCAACAGTAAAGGGCCGCTTTACGAAACTTGTCGGTAGCGACCCTCATGATTCCGCCATGCCCGATTTCAACCCCTGGAGGTACGCCCGTGACAACCACCCCGACTATCTCATCGACAGAAGTCACAAACTTCCCCCAGGATTGCGCGGCTGCATCAAAGGCAACACCATCTACCTGTGCAGCAGCCTCGACCGAGACGCACTCCGCTGCACCCTCTGCCACGAACTGTGGCACATCAATCGCGACACGGATCATTCGATGCACCTCACCAATTACCGCGAAGAGATGGCCATCGACAAACTCGTCGCACGCCAACTCATCCACATAGACGCCTTCATAGCTGCCATCCCATTCGGAAACAAAGTCCCGCCAACACACGCAGCCGAAGAGCTCCGAGTGGACCACCACACCCTCCGCGTTTGGATTCAGAATCTCAGCTCGGACGAGTGCAGGTACATCGAAACCCGACTTCGAGAACGAGACCACCCATAAGGGGACACCATGGCGACCATCGAGTCCTACAAGACCGCGAACGGCACGCGATACCAAGTCCGCTATCGCAAACCGGACGGCAAACAGACCAAAAAGCGAGGCTTTGAGAAGAAAAAGGCCGCAGAAGCTTTCGCGAACACCGTGGAAGTCCAGAAGCTCACCGGAAACTACGTCGACCCCACAGCCGGGAAAGTCACAGTCGGAAAACTCGGAGAGAGCTGGAGCCGATCACGATCCGGACTCACAGAAAACACCCGAGCAGCCTCCGACATCGCATTCCGCATCCACGTCCTACCAAAATGGGGCACCAAGGCAATCAGCCAGATAAAGCCCTCAGAGGTCAAGACCTGGGTCGCAGAAATGGAAGACGCCGGCGTCGGCACAGCCACCATCGAAAAAGCACTGGGCGTATTCCGACAGATCATGGATGCCGCAGTAGACGATCTACTCATCGCTGGGAATCCATGCCGCGGCGCGAAAGCCCCGAAACGCAAACACGTCCAACGCGGATATCTCACCCACCAACAAGTTCACCAATTAGCGGCCGAAGTGACTACACACGGGTTGGTGGTGCTCTTCCTCGCCTACACCGGACTACGTTGGGGCGAAATGGCAGCACTCAAAGTCGGCAGCATCGATTTAGACCGTCAGCGTGTCAACGTCACTGAAGCCGTGGCAGAGGTCAAAGGCAAGCTCGTTTGGGGCAACGCAAAAACCCACGAACGCCGCACCGTCCCCTTCCCCGAATTCTTGGCCGAACCTCTCGCCGAACAAATGCGAGGAAAATCTCAAAGCGACCTAGTGTTCCCTGGCGAACAAGGAGCCGTCCTACGAGTCAGTCTGTACCGGCCACGGATCTTCGCGCTCGCCGTCGCACGATGCAGAGGGGTGGCTCTCAGGGAGCGGGCGAAGCAGAAGGCGCGAGATGAAGAAGTCACGTACCCCGAGTTCCCGACCATCACTCCACACGATCTGCGACACACCGCCGTGTCCATGGCAATCAGTGCCGGCGCGAACGTGAAAGCCGTCCAGACGATGGTTGGGCATGCTTCCGCATCGATGACCCTCAACACGTACGCCGATCTGTTTCCGGACGATCTGGAGGCCGTAGCGGAGGCGCTGAACAAGGCCGCGCTAGAAAGTGTGCCCAATTTGTGCCCAGACAAGAAAGAGGCCCTCCCCGCCTAA